AAAACTATTATACAAGAACAATTACAATTTGATAAAGAAATAGAAAATCATAAAAAATATAAAAAAAATGTATCTTATAATTCAAATATAGTCATTCCTGATTTATATGAAGAATATTGTAGTCCTAGCCAAATTGTCATGACAAAATTAGAAGGAACCCATTATACAAAAGATATTCAGGAAAATAAAGAAAAAAAGGAAAAATGTTTGAAAATATTTATTGAATTAATTATTAAAAATTTCATATTAGACGGATTTATACATTCTGATTTTCATCCAGGCAATGTATTGTTTATAGATAATAAAATAGGTATATTAGATTTTGGATTAATGATTACATTGAATAACGAAGATAAAACAAATATGTTTCAATTACTTCAATTGTTATCTCTAAATAAGTATGTAGACGCAATTCATCTTATATTTAATCATTTTATTGAACCAGAAACTATTAAACAACAATTATCTGTAAATGATATACAAAATTTAAAAAGTCAAATTATTAATGTTTATTTACATGCGTATAATAATAATAAAATATTTTCTTGTAATGATGTTTATCAAATTATTAAAATAACAAATACATATAATTTGTATATCAAAAAATCCTGGTACAGTTTAATGATGTTTTTTATTTCATGTGATGCCTTTATGAAACAATTTTCAGATTCATGTTTATCTTCTTGTATGGAATACATAAGAATATTAAATACCGCTACAGATAAAGAAATAGATACAGATAATGACGTTGAAATATAATATAGATGAATATTATGTTATATATAGCAAGTAAAATTTTATCCGAATCTTTATTAAGTTTATATCCTGTTTTTGTAAAAAATATTGATTTACCTATTCAAACACAAATGTGGAGTAGATTTTTTACTTATAGTATTATTTCTCTATTTTTTATCGATAAAAGTATTTGGTCTTTATTAACTTCTTTTTATGGTTTCGCATTAATGATTGTTACGATGATACACGTGTATGTATCCTATATGGGATTTTTATTATTAGAAAGTGGTATTTCTTATGCTTTATTTTATACTTATCCTTTATTTATTTATCTAGGAAATTATTATTCTCTACATATATCTTTTCTGTTTCCAATAATAGGTACATGGTTAATGTATTATGATAACAAAGAAATTAATATGAAAGGAGTTATTATGATTTTATTAGCAGCTATTACAGAAGCAATGATCTATTTTATTGTTCGTAAATTAAAATCATCCAATCCATGGAATCATGTATTTATTTCTTATGTACTAGGCGCGTTATTGTTTTCAGTATTTGCTACCAATATTCAAGAAATTAAATCGTATACTACTCTTGTTTCTATGTTTATTAATGCTATCATTGGATTAATTGGATATTTATTACGATTTTTTGCTATTCCACATTTATCTGCTGCCATGTTTTCTTATTTATCTTATTTAGGTATTATTATGGCTTTTATATATGGCGTCATTTTCAGTGGAGAAGTTATTACATTGCCTAAAATAATAGCTACTTTATTTATTTTAGTTCCTTCTTTTTTACAAATGTTACATTAATATATAATAAAATTACTTAAAAACATTGTTGTATTTAATTTATGTCTACGTGGCTCAATGGATAGAGCGTCTGACTTCTAATCAGAAGGCTGCGGGTTCGAGTCCCGCCGTGGATTATTGTTATCTTCTGCTTTAAAATCAAAAGATAACAAAAAAATATTTATATTTTTACATAATTTTCATATTCATCCCATGTGTATGATCCCATTTTATGATTACAGTTTGAACATATAGGTCTCAAATTTTCCAATGTTTTATGTCCACCTTTACATTTAGGTAGAATACGCCCACAATGATACGCTGGATCGTGATGTTTAAACAAAATTATATTACAATTTGGCAATGGACATTTTCCATGTAAAGCATCGCCAAATTCTTTTTCCCATACTTGTTGTCTTAACAATCGATAAGTTAAGTTAGATGTATACATAAAAGTTATTTATACTTTTTGTTTAAATAATTTCACAATAGTAAATATGTACGATATTTATTTATATTCTTTAGTAATCATTAAATTATTATTTGTTTTTTCTGTTATTCAAAATAAATTATATCCTTCCGATAAAGTAAAACACAGAATTGACAATTTAGATAACGGATTTAAAGTAGGCGTTTCCTTATTAATTATTTATTTATTTCGCCCATCATCTACAAGACAAATTGATAACAAAACAAAAATAATTCTACTTACATTTGCTGTGTTAACTGTTTTTGATATTTTTCATTCTTTTTTGTAAAAAAAAGGTGTTATTATTTTAGGTGAAAAGTTACCTTAAATTATCGAAGTTCCAGCTTCTCGGGAAGGTTTAGTACATGTTCCGATGTCCAAAGCGAATGAAGAAACTCATCACTCATACTTGCGGGGTCTTCATATGTAATAGTAGACGGTATTTCCTCATGATTCGTTGATCGGCAAAGTCTTGGAGGCGGAAGAATCTCGGCTTGTTTAGAAGACAGTACAAATTGAATTGGCTTGTATTCTGTTTTTTTCTTTAAAGGAAGTCCTTTGAATCCTAGTCCTCGTTTGTCCGTTGGTTGTTGAAATTTGATGCCGGATGATGTAATTGGTACTTTGATCCCCGTGTTGCGATATCCAAGCCCTTCTTGAAACTCCCAATGTTTATTTTCTTCGTTCCATTCGCCGCAAATTGGATGACCTCCACTCATGACACCAAGCATTTTGTAGCCAGTGTTATCGGATATATAAGGGCGGACAGTTCGTTCTTGAAATTGTCCTATCTTTAAAGTAGATAAGGAGAATCGTTGATTTCTGTACTGGTAACAGTCTTGTTCCCGAATACACCGAGACATGATATGAAGTGGTTTTTCCGTAGCTGAAACGGTAATTTTAGACCCATTGACGATAATTTTTGAAGGAGCAATTTCGAATAACCACGCCGTAAGGCATAGTATTTGCTCTTCCGAAAATGTCCCGCGGCGGTTAATGTTGAAGAATGAGATGGTTGGCATGTTGGTTTGAGATGGTTGTATTAATTATTATTTTATAATTTCATTTCAATTTTTAATTTAAAAAAATATAGAAAATTTAGAAATTATACATCAGGAAGAGGAACAAGACAAAGTTTAATATCGCCTAATGACGCAACAGAATATTTTACAACAAGTGGTAAATCATTTTCCAAAAACATTTCTATTTGATTACAAAGATTTGTACATTTAATAAAATAACCTAAATTTTTTAAACTGAAAATGCCTTGAATAATCTTGTTAGAATCTTGTTGTTGTATAAATTTCATACTATCGTCTGATTCAGCCCTTCGAACTTCCGCAGTGGCAAAGTTTCCTTTACATTTAAAAATAAGTTCATTGGCAACTGATTTAATTTCAATACGATCAGATATACAAGATAAATCACGAATAATTTTTTGGAAATCACTGGAAGGTAAATTGATAACGGATGAAAATACAACATTAGGAACTTCTAATTCTTCTGGGTCAGGTTCAATTAATCGTAACTTTTGTGTTTTACATTGTTTAATATCTCCATTTTCAAACTTTAATCCTAAATTATTAACAATACCATCGTTATAATCGGATTCTTCAATATAAATAGTTAATGTATCATCGTTATCCATGGAATTGATAAGTTTAAACAAATGAAATAAATTTACACCAATTATAATTTTTTCTTTTTTACATTCGTATACTTCAAAATTTTCTGCTTTTAAAAACAAATGAACTAAAATAGTATGTGATTTATCCATATTAATAATACGCATACCATCATGTTGAAATATAATATTAGATTCTAATAATATATCTTTTAAGGCAGTCATTAATGTTCGCATAGGTGCGATTTGTACTGTTTTTAATGTAAGAACATTCATGTATATTTACACGTTAAATTCTTTAAATAGTCTTCTTTGATTATGTTATGAAATTACAAAATACATTTTTTTCATTTTTGGATGAAATCAAAAAAAGTATTCAAGAAAAAACTATATCTAGCGATTTACATAATACGTTTGTTTTATTTGTATATACATTGTATAATTTTATATTATCTTATATTTTAATTCTTTATTCTAAATTATATACTTTTATTTTTACTTATTTACCTTTACCTTCCATCCATTCTTAATTTTTTAAAAAAATATAATATATGCCTACATTTAATTATTGTTGTACTTGTTGTATTTCTCTTTTTATTTTATTTCTATTAACTTATTTAGGAAAAAAACAATTACAAATGTCAGAACCTTTTATTATATCGTCGATGGATAATCATGAATTATTATTAGATGATCCTCCTTCTTTACGTTTAAATCAAATATCCTATCAACATTCACAAAAACATCGTGTTTTATCACCAATGAGTTCATTTGAACAAACTACGAATAATCAAAAATATACTTCACCTGATAACGGAACTAATTTATTACCTGAATTGAGTGGATTTTATCAATAATTAATCCATTTTAAATCTAGGTGAAAAAAAGATAGAATTGTTAAATAACGTACTCAAATCTTCCATTACGTCTTCTAATTCAGAATCCAGACCACTACTTTTATTACACTCTTCTACTATATAAGTTGATGTTTCTTGTAATGTACTATCCAATAATTTATGCGAATTTAAATAATTCATTATTCTATTATAGATAGGAACAATATCATAGTTAGGTTTATATTTAAATATGTTAGCTTCATTTCCTTTTACATAAGTTGAAAAGGCTTCTTCAAATGTCATTTTACGTATTTCTGATATAAATTTTATAAATTTTTCATTTTTCCAACCATGACGAACATAAAAATTTTTACCATTTTTCAAACCTAAAATAATCATAGGAATAGCACCGCATTTTGAGTATTTATAAGAAGCATCTATTAATTCTCCTGGAAGTTTGAAAGCAGCCATTAGTTGTTTAAAAAACACAAAAAAATCAGAATGGTATATTTTAGGACAGTGAGAATAACCATATAAATAATAATTGTCTAATTCTATCTTAGTATCAGTTATATTAATTTCAATACAAGGTTCATTTACATCATTAACAATAGTTAATAAAACATTAGTAAATTCTTTAGTTAGAATAAAAGGAATTACATACTCTCCTTTTATTCTATACAAGACTTTAATCGTATATTTTTCCTGTCTATGATGTTTTATATCCTGAATCATATCGTATAATTCATTTATCGAATCAATAATAGGTTGATTCGATTGTTTAGCTAATGATTGAATAAGAGATTGAAGTAGAGTAGATAATTCTGTTGGCATACACAATTTAAAACATGGATTGTATTTATAATTACGTTTACACCTAGCTGTATTCCGTATATAAGATTTTTTTAATATATGAGGAGGGGCAGTAAGAGGTAGTTGTCTTTGTGTGTGTCTTTGTGTAGATCGTTTAGATAGACATAAATTATTACATTTATTATATGTATAGTTTTTTTTACATCGTTTCATCGTACGAACATAAGATTCCATATTATACTACTATAATTTTACCATTTTGATTTTTTAACATGAATAGTTGGACCACTTGATTTTTTAGCTTTGGAAGGATCATATACATTGTTATCATCATCGTCGGGAATATTTTTAGATAATTCCCAGTATTCTTTAGATCCTAATTTGAAAGGTGGATGAGATTCTGCTTTATACCAAAATATTTGTTCTGTTAATTTATTGCTTTTAGAATTATTATTAATTACTAAACATTCATAGTTTTCAGTGCATTGATCCATGACTTGACAAAAAGATTCAAAAGTAGGAAACATACCGGCATAATTTTCATATATTTTTTTACGGTTATTAATATAAGGTTCGCGTAATATAAATACATAATCAATATTAGTTCTTAAATTAGGAGGAATGCCTAAAGGATACTGCATTGTAATGATTAAAAGAATTTTCCAATGACGTCCGTTCATGAATAACAATCGCATTAATTTATCTTTTGACCATGCTGAATCATATAAACAATCGTCTAATATAACAAATGTACGAGGATCAATGTTACTTCTTTTATAGGTTTCTATTTCTTTTAATACTTGTTTCATACATGTTTTTTGACGTTTTAATATATTTTCAATAATACTCGTATTGTATTCATCGTGAATAAACAGTTTTGGAATATGTTCACTATAAAAACTATTCCCTGCTTCTGTTCCTGAAATAACTGTCCCTACAGGTATATCTTGTTGATAAAACAATATATCTCGTACCAAATAACTTTTTCCAGTATCACGTCGGCCAATTAAAACAATGACAGGTCCTTTGTTTTCATTGGGTTTAAAACTAATTTGTCTCATATCAAATTTTTTTAATTCTAACGTCATGCTTAATTCATATAAAAATAATCTATAGTTAAAACTAATTATGATTATTTAGGAATATTAATAAGTTAAAAAGATATAATATTAATTATTTAAGTTGTGTATGGTATTTTACAAAAAAAATAAAAATAATAATTTTCTTCGTGAACTAGAAACCGTATTAGACGTTTCTAATGTTCAAAATTATATACCTATTTATAGACGATTTTTTGGACTTAATACTACGAATTGGAACAGTATTAATTTAAAAAATGATAATGAACTTACACATGTACATTCTTGTGATTACAATAAAGCAACAGCTACACTTCAAAATGATACTCCGATAGAAGTGTTTTTTAAATATTCGCCTTTACTTGATCCTTCTAAATATTTAAGTGGTAAATATTCAGACTATACATTTACACTTCCATCCTTAACAGATACATTGCCTAAATTAATGGATGTAAACAACGCTGCTTATGTAGATAGTTTTTTTTCTTATCTATCTTCAGAATTATATAAAAATAATAAATTTGTTCATGGTATTCAATTTTACGGAAGTTATTTAGGTATTAAAAATAATTTTAGATTTAATTTAGACGATGAAATAGAGCATTTATATAATTCTACTTTTTTTAATGAACAGAATCATAAATTATTTACATTAAACCGTGATCTAGAAACAGGTAGTTCTTCGCAAAAAAATAGACAAAAATTGTATTTAGAAGATGAAATTGTAGATATTAATATTGAACATATAGATAATGTTTTTGCCAATGTAGTTGAATCTAATGATCTAGAAATTACAGAGTTAAAACTAGATTCTGTTCCTGATTTAATATCCCACGAAATTGACGCTGACGATTCTTCTTCCCAATCATCAAACACAGATACAGATCGCACTCAAGATATAGAAGACATGGAAGATATCGAGGATACAGATTCTGAAGAATCACAAGAGTTTGAATTAAACGCAACTATTCATCAATTTCCAGTACAAATTATTGCTTTAGAACGGTGTGAAGATACGTTGGACTCATTATTATTACAAAGTATTTCATGTGAAGAACTAACCTCCGCACTTTTTCAAGTAATTATTACTTTAGTCATGTATCAAAATGCGTTTCAATTTACACATAACGATTTACATACAAATAACATTATGTTTGTACCTACAAGTGAACCTTTTTTATATTACAAATATAACAATATACAATACAAAGTACCTACATTTGGAAGAATATTTAAAATTATTGATTTTGGAAGAGCTATTTATACTTATGAAGGTAAACGGTTTGTATCCGATAGTTTTAGTCAAGAAGGAGATGCTTCAACTCAATATAATATTGACCCGTACTTAAATCCAAATAAACCAGTGTTAGAACCAAATTATAGTTTTGATTTATGTAGGTTGGCTTGTTCTATGTTAGATTTAATACCCGATGATAGTCCTGTTTATGAATTAGTCGAAGAATGGTGTTTAGATGATAAAGATAGAAATATTTTATATAAAAAAGATGGAGAAGAAAGATATCCGGATTTTAAACTGTATAAAATGATTTCTCGTACAGTACATCGGCATATTCCAGAACTACAACTTACCAAACCTATTTTTAGTTCTTATGTTACATCTGAGATTAATATTAATAGTATGATTATTTTGAAATAAAATTGAATATTAATTAGTATTTTATTTTCTTTAAAATGGAGCAAACAAAACTTACAAAGTCTGAATGGTGTTTTATCGAGATTCCTCTTCCGCCAAATGAACAAAAAATCGTCGATTTTCTAAACAAGGCATCTACAGATCCAAATATGATTTCTCATACAATCATTACTCTAGTCGATTATTTAAAGCTACCTCATAACAAATCGATTGATTTATGTTTATGTCACAAATATTTTCACGCTATTATGAAATCGTTAAAATATAAATTACCACCTAAAGAAACTTTACAATTGAAAAAAGCAGATCAAATACGACTAACTACAAGTACGGACCAAATTCCTCCAAATTTATATGAATGTATTTTATTGGATATATGTAAACTTGCGCTAACGAATCCACATCATTATTATACTTTACATGTATTATTTTCCTATTCTATATCAAATTTGAATACATATGTAAAAGAATGTATTCAAAGTAAATTAAATGAATATTCCTTTCATTTACAAAATCTTGTTCTAGATTCTGTATCTATTCTTGAAAATAACCCTTATATCTATAAATATAAACCACTCCAATTATATCCACATCAAGCTAAGTTATATTCTATATGTAATCAATCTCATCCTAAACTTATTTTATATACAACTCAAACTGGTTCCGGTAAAACATTATCACCAATTGGTGTATCCAATTATTATGATGCCATTATATTCATGTGTGCTCATCGTCATATAGCACTTGCTTTGGCCCGATCATGTATTTCGGTAGAAAAAAAGATTGCCACTGCTTTTGGAGCAAAAACAAAAGAAGATATCAAACTTCATTATTATTCGGTAACAAAATGTGAAAGAGATAGACGTAACGGAAAAATTACAAAAGTAGACAATAGTCAGGGTGAAAAAGTAGAAATTATGATTTGCGACATTGAATCTTTCGTACACGCAAAAGAATATATGCTTCAATTTAACAAAGGAGATCGCATGCTAATTTGGCTAGATGAACCTACTATTTCCTTAGATTATGAATCTCATCCATTACATGATCTTTACAAAAGAAACTGGGAAAACAATACTGAAATTACTACAGTCGTTTTATCGTCAGCTACATTGCCTTCTGATATGTCTTCTATGATTCAAAGTTTTCAACAAAAATTTGAAAACGCACAAGTTCATACTATATCCATGTATGATACTTCTAGAACAGTTCAGGTGTTGAATGCGGAAAATCAAATTGAATTGCCACATTATCATTGCGAGACATTTGAAAACCTTCAATTATGTATTCAATTCTTAGAACAGAAAAGAATTGTCATGAAATACTTTGATTTATATGCTATTCTTGAATTTTTAAAAAGATATGTTCGTGATTATAGTTATTTTAAAACAATAGACGATGTTAGTATTGAAAACATTAAACAATTCTATATTGAAACGCTCAAGACATTTACATCTGAAACATGGAAAACAATATACGAATATGAATCATCACATCAAATACAATGTTCATCAACAATTGAATTTTGTACTAAAGATGCGCATACACTTCAATATGGTCCATCTATGTATATTACAGATGATGTAGATAATGTAGCTAAATTTTGTATTAAAACATCCAATATACCTGACAGTGTATTACATACTATTTTGAAAAATTTAGGTCACAATGCTATTATTTCTGAAAAAATTTCACAATTAGAAAAAGATTTAGAAGATGAAATGAACAAACAAGAAAATAAAGATGAAAAGAATAAAGACAAAAAAAAGAAAACACAAACTACTCCTGAAATAAAAGCTATTCAAAGTAATTTAACACAATTATACGAACAAATTTTACCCATGGTGTTGCCCGATGAATTTATTCCTAACAAACGATCTCATTTGGTGAAATACGGTCATGTAGATAAACTAAACAATGTATTTTCATCTAATATAGATTCAAAAACAGCAAAAGAAATATTATCATTGGATGTGGATAACAAATGGAAATTGTTACTTCTTATGGGCATTGGAGTATTTGCCAAACATACCAATAGTAAATATATGGAAATTATGAAAGAATTAGCCACCAATCAATATTTATTTATGATTATTGCTGATTCTGATTTTATCTATGGAACTAATTATTTATTATGTCAAGGATATATTGGCAATGGTATGACACTTACTCCTGAAAAAATTATTCAAGCAGCAGGAAGAGTTGGAAGAGGACAACAAGGTCAAACTTATTCTGTACGTTTTCGAAATAAACGTGATGTTCAAATGTTATTTTTACCACAAACTTATAATCCTGAAATTGAAAACATGAAAAAAATATATTCTGTAAAATAAATGAAAACAGTTATATTAGTATGGAAAAATGGTTCTATACATAGAAACAAACATTGTGATGATATATATCAATTAATTAAATCTACTTGTTATGTATATCATTTATCTACAATTATTCCATTTACTTTTTTTGTAGATACACAACATCATTCTATTTCTAACTATATCCCATCTATGCCTCATCCTTATGAACAATTAATATTAAATAATCAAATACCTATTGTTCATGATGTAGAAGAATATATTAATACTACATCAAATGTATTATTTTTTTCTACTACTACTTGTCTTCCTTTTATAATATCTGAAAAAGGCAAACAGTTTATACAACAATTATTTATACCTCCTTATCCCATCATAGTTAAATTAATTCCTATATCAATTCAATCGATTGTTCATGTTCATATTAACAATTCTATTATATCTTATCCAAGTTATCCTTATTTATTTTATAAAATATATGAATATATTCAACCTTATTTATCGCTTTCTACTATTGTACTAAGTGATACCAAAGAATTCAAAGATTTTTTAAAACCAAAAAATAAGTGTATTATATTTGATACTTTAATTGGCAATATTGGATATACACCACATGACGATAAAATAGAAGATACATTATTTGATTTAACATTAATGACTAAAGCAACTAAAATTTATTCCTTTTCATGGAATAAAAAGGTTCCTGGCTTTGTAAAAATAGCATCTTTTTATGATGTTCCTATAAAAGAAATAAAATATTTAAATAAATATTAAGTTTATTTTTGGATTTGTTTCTGTTAAATTTAATATTAATGAATTACAAAAAACAGAAAAATTATTATTAGTTTCTAATAAATTCTTTTTTCCTCCTATTTTCATATTTTTCCGATGTTTTGTTTTTATCATTTTATTTTTATCATTTTTCATTTTTGTTTTCATTTTCATTTTTGTTTTCATTTTTATTTTTGTTTTTGTCTTGGCTTTGGCTTTTGTTTTTGTTTTTGTTTGTTTTCCACCCATAAATGGACCCCAGTTTGATCTACGTAATAACCACCACATATTTGAGGCTGCTCTATTTCTTCCCCTTTGAGCTCTATTAGTTCGTTGATCAATAACATCAGGTGTTGGAATTTGTTGAGTTTGTTGAGCTAGTTCTTCTATTGGCATTCTCATTATAGGTTCATCGTATGTATCAGCTCTTATAGCTTCAACAACCGGACTTTCTCTTTCATTACTTAATGGTCCATCTAAATATTCACTCCTATCTTCTAATAAAGTTGGAACTAATTCTATAAGATGTCTAGGTGTTTCTTCTAATATAGATAATAAAGATTCTTCAACGCACATAGCTTGTCTTTGTCTACTTTTAGCTGTAGGTAATCCTATTTCATATACTACATCTCGCAACTTTCTTAATCCACTTAATATATCATCTCCCGCTAAAAATAAACTTCCAGATTCTCCATTTCTGTCATCATATTGATAATTTGTTTCTATACCACTCCACATATGTGTTCTAATAAATGCTCTTGTTCTTGGCTCATGTAATTGGTCTAATGTATTAGGAGTTAATTTTCGTCTTAATTCTTGATGCGGTTTAACAAATCCTCTATCACCAAGTACACTTTTTCCTACTACATCATCAGGATTAGGTACATATTGACCGGCTAATTCACTCTCTTGTCTAGTTGTAGGTGGACTACTATGTATAAAATAAGTGTTATTGAATGTAAAACTAGTACCAAACCCAGCTACTAATAAAAAAGAGCCATTAGGCATTTGATCACTAAGAGTACCTACTAAAGTTCCTTGTATAATTGGTTCAGGTCTTTGTGGTTGTTTTTGTGGCAACATTAATAAACCAACATGTTCTACAGATTCTTGTTCAGCTGGAGCCATACTTTTTCCCAACAAACGGCCATCATCCGAATGCCAAGCCGAAGGTCCTGATGGTTGGTAACGTGAAGCATATATTTCTGCGTGAAGATATTGAGGTACAAAAATATCATATTTACTACGTACTAATTCGATTTCTTTTAATAAACCATCTGTAATATCGCTATCACTTCCTGCTAGTTGATGTTGTCGTAATTTCCGTTTTAATCCAGATTCAATGACAGTTAATGAAGCAAGTTGTCGGTCATAATCTTCTGGAGGCATAGTTAACGTTTTTCTAATTTGTACTCTATGTAGTTTGAACATTTCAGATACAGTATATTCTAATATTGTTTGTGATATATGCGGTGGTAAAGTTTCGCCATCCGCAATTAATATAGTATCTATTATTCTACGATTGCCATCAATTCTTCGACCAAGTCTATCTATTATAAATTGTCTACGATGTGGATTATAACTTACACGAATTGTTATTAATCGATAAATTAACGCACGAGCACGTAAATTTGCTATTTCTTTTTCTCCTAATTTCGAAACATTTCCATACATTTGTTCAGCACTAGCCCATGTTGCTTCTATACTAGCGCGATCTTGTTCAAGAGTTACTTTACGTATTTCGCCGTGAGCCCAAATAACAAAATCATCACTATATAACCAATCATGAAGAGGATCCGTAATTGTTTCTGCTGCTATACTTCGTTGAAATACAGGTACTGATCTTTCTTCAATTGTTAATGGTTGTCTTACAATAAAATTTGTTATGTCATCTGATTTTAAAGTGACACCATCTTCTTCATATAAATTAAGTCCTGAATTAGGAGTAACTACTAATGAAAGACGGTACGCAGATAGCATTTTAAGTTTACTAAAAGCATCATCTAACCTAGGATCTTTTTTAAGTAGTTCTTGTGATAATAATCTAGATAAATTTATAATAACTCCATGTGTAATTCCACGTCTTCCAACAGTTATATTATGATCAGCTACAATAGTATCAAATACGTTTAGAAGTTTTAAATCTAATCCACAAACTACACTAAAACGTATTAAAGATTTAACCGCAAATAATAAAAAACCAAATACTTTTTTTTTGTAGACATCTACTTTTTTAAGACCAAAAGCACTTCTAACTACATAAGCATCTAATTCATTTCTTATGGTTGGTCCATAAATAGCATCCAACATTCTTTCATAGGTTGTTAGCTGTTGTTCTTCAGATACCAATTCGGTTCGTTCATCTGAACGAGGATTATACAAAGGGTCATGACTCCATATATTCATTTTTGATTCAGACGGTTGCGGAGTAAAATTACCTGGTACTAATGTCCTCATTTTTCGTTGTTGTTGATCTTTCATTTTTTTTAAAAATTGGCTTTGTCTCATTTCTAATATTTCATCTGTTGCTTTTAATACTATCATAGGATATGTACTATCTACAACTATTTTTGTTACTATATATTTTTTTGATGGTCTACCATCTGTATAGTGAAATACTATTTCTTTATCTTTTAATTCATTTATATCAAGTATTCCTTGATTCCAATCAATTGTTTCCCAATATTCCATACCATAATAATTATATTAAAATTGATATAGTTACTAGAACTTTATTTATTTAATGTCTATAACAATTAAAAATATGGTTTGTATTTATTTTTCATGGTATGTATTACATGTGATTGCGTCACATTTATATGTTAAATATTGTGTTCCTATAAGTATATGGGGATTAGCGATTGGACCATTTATAACTACCGCAAGTCATTGTATTATTTTACGATGGGCAATTATAAATGGTGGAAATGCTACTATGATGGCATGGGGCATGTTAACTATTTGGTTAGGAAAATTTGCTATATACGGAAAAAATTAATTTAAATCGTTTATATTAACAAAAATATTTAAAATATCTAAATAATAATTCAAAGAAGCACTAATAAAATCCCCTACATATTTTTTTTGTAATAAAATATTGGTATCATAGACAATATAAACAGAAAATAATACAACAGCAAAACAAGAGTATAATTTATGATATATATTTCCTGTTATAAAATTAAAAATGCCATATAAAATAAGTAACAACAAACAATAAAATAATCCTAATCCAAAACTATTACTTAGTTGTATTCCAAATAAAGATAATAAACTTCCGATTAACATCATACTACCAAAAATACCTAAAGTTCCATAATATACAGTGTTTTCTATTGTTTTATTTATTTCTAATAAAGATAACATAAGACCATTTGTAACTGAAAATATACAAAACAATACAAATCTTACTAGTAATGGCAATGGTAAACATATAATTAAAATAATAAATATCTGTAATAAAAACAACAAGAACCACCATTTTTTAGATAACTTACTTAATGGATACTTACTCATCGTATATTTTGTAATAATAACTTGAACAATTAAATTTAAAAATGTCATAAGCAATACATTTTTTTTATCCATATCTTATTTATAGATAAGAATCATATAATGTCACATTATATTCTTCTCCATCTACTATTACTTTATCATTAGTAGATACAGAATCACAACCAGGCGAAGCTGTACATTTTCGTTTCTTTATTTCTATAGGTAATTTAATTTCATTTATAATAGTATAATAATACCATTTATCTCGGCGATAATGAGCTGGTTTTCCAAATAATATATATTTCGCAGCACCTTTGGATAAATAACCAAGTTGTGTATATGTTTCTTCACTATATTTTACAGGAGGAGCATAGGGATTTCTTACTGTATCTGTTGAATCTTGAACTAGTTGAACGGATAGATTTGGATAAACAGGATCTAATAAAGGCGACATGGAATCCGTATATGTTAAAAGCTGTTTTTGGAATGGCCATATCATAAATATAATACAACAAAGAATAATAATTACAAATAATAATAAATTTGTTTGTTTTTTCATATACATTTCATATATAAAAAACAAATTGAATTGATTTATATAAATTAATTTTTATAAAAATGGATCGGCGCCAAAAACGGCTTGAAATTGAATATACTAATTTTATGAATAATATAGGGGATAAATCATTAGCTGAATATTATCAATTTAATGATACGATTCATGTTCAATTTACTAAATTAAATATTGATGAATTTGAATTAAAGATTGATTATGAAAATAAACCTCCTTTTATTTATGAATTAAATTTACCTAATGATGTAAAAACATATATAAAATCATTTTTACACGAAAAATTACATTTAATTTCAACGATTAAGTATAAGCAAGATTATCCATTTAGTGCTCCTATATTTTCATTATCACATGTAGAAACAAATTTTCCTAATTTTTACTCTTCTAATCGCAAAACAACTAGATTAAATATATTCAACAACATGTACAGTTTTTCATGGCAACCTGGTATATCAATGGAATACAATATTTTTACATTTATATTATTTATGTTAAACATTTAAAATCTTATCTTTTAAATATGTTACCTATATTAAGTTATTGTACAGCTACATTTATTATGTATTGTTTATCTAGTTATTATGAACATAAACAATTCAATAAATATACAGGATGGTCAAGATTACAATTTATTTTTTTGTTACCATATATGAAGACATCTTATAAAAATGATGCTTTACAATTATTATATTTAAATGTATGGGGTTGTGCTGTATCTGTACATATTTTTTATGGTTTATCAAATTACAAAGCTTTACATTATTTCGCACACAAACATTTAAAGTGTTATTCTTTGTATTCATCGTTAACTTTTCAACAACAGCAACTAACACATTTTATAGCAGACGGAATTATACATGGTAGTCCCATTTTGGTATGTTCTTTTTTTAAACCATCTATGGCATATTCTTTTTCTAATCATATTTGGTTACTTCCAGCAATTACTCAAGTTAGTTATTCTTATTTATTAATTCAATCGTTCGATGTTAGCATTTTATATAATTATCCATATCCATATTCAAAATATCATATTTATATTGGATGGATTGGTACCTTTGTAAGTTATTTTATATTAAACATTATATGGAAAATTCAAATTATAAATAATTGAAATGATTTATAAATTTATATAAATATCAATCCATTTAAACAATGGAAAATTGTCTTCTTATGCCAACAGCAGATGAATATACACAATTAACTATAGTTGTTGAAATTAAAGAAAAAGAAAAAGAAAAAGAAAAAGAAAAAGAAAAAAATCAACTTGAATTAGCAAATCCAAAAACGGTTCTATTTCATCGAATTCGTGAATTATGTTCTCAAAAAATTGATGCGGAATGGATCACTACTACTAAAACATCTAAAGGAGATACCCAAAAAAGTGAACGAGAAGTAATTCTAAAAATAAAAGAAGTACTTTTAGAATTAGAGTTAACATTTCAAGAAGCCGGAAGTCAACAATCCAAAGATTTTCGCAATGTTGGCGGGATTGGTCTCGATATTGAAATTAAAAAATCAGATAATTCAACTATTTATTTTAATGATACATGTCCTTCATCTGAAATTTACTATATCATTCTATTTACAGGTAAAATTCTCAAAAAACCATCTGCTAAACATCCAAACATACCGCCTCAGGTACTTTATTTAAATGGATCTGAATTTCTTACAGGTTGTGATTGGCTTTCAGAATTCATTGCTGAACTTACTCTTTTAAAAGACAAATATGGACGAGGTGAAAATAAAAAACAATTGACAGGAATAATGTCAGTATATCCAAGACCAACATTTAAAGCTGATATTTCATCCTTTTTAGTTTTGTAACATATATTTTAATTTAATAATCAATTAATATATGCTTTATTTTTTAGTTTATAATGATAATACACATACTATTCATATACAAAAATTATTACAATCGGTAAAAATTTATGGGAAAGAGTTTCAAATTATTGTTTTTAATAAAAATGATATAGATGATAAATTTAAAAATAATAATAGTTCTATATTAAATTGTAAACGAGGTGGTGGTTATTGGTTATGGAAACCTTATATTATTAATGAAACTTTAAAAAAAATAAAGAATGATGATATTGTTTTTTATATGGACTCGAAATATTATTTTATTGAAAATTTTACAAAGTTATATTCAGATTATATAATAAATAATGATATATTATTATGGAAAAATAAACCAAATGAATCTATATATTATATGAAAAATTGGTGTAAAATGGATGTTATACATAAATATAATATCTTTGATAAAGTTTTTAATGAGAATGTAGAAGATTGTTGGGCAGGAGCTATAATGGTTAAAAAAAATAAAAATACTATACAATATATTCAAGAATGGTTAGATATGTGTTGTATTTATGAGGATATAACAGATTCTCATAGCAAACGTAAAAATAGTGATACATTTAATGAACATAGGCATGATCAAAGTTTATTAAGCATAATTGTAGATAAATATAATATAAAATTACAATATTTTGAAAAGAAATATTTACAAAATGTAAGATCTCCTTTTTTAACAAACATATCCGAAAAACATAACAATCCGGTACCAAAAATAATTAAAAAACCTACATCAATGTTCAAATTACAATTGTATTAAAATATTTATTTACATTATTCAAATTACTTCATGAAGTAATTGTGGGTTTTCAAGTGTTATGATATATGTTATACTTAGTAAACATTCTGATATATTTTATATAATAGTTAAACACAGAATTAATAGACAATAAGTTTAAATTATTCAGAACCAACTATTGTTACACAATATGATTATTTTTATCTTATTAAATTATTATATAATGATTATACTATGGATTTTATAGCTACACCTAAAATTCCAAAACGCGAAATTAGAATGGTCGTTTTAACTTCTTCTTCGAATAAAATCAATTTAACCAATGAAGGTGTTAAACATTCTAGTTATGAACGTTTTTTAGCAAAAAGAAAAGCACAAAACATATTTGTAAAAACATGTAGTTGTCAACTAACAACGCCAATTAAATAATTGAAATTATTATGTTATTTTATTTTCAATAACAACATGAACATTTTTATACAGTATTTTATTCTTATTGCGATTCATTTATTTTTAATTGTCTACAAAAATATTCAAAACGGATATGCTTTACACATGTTTGAGCAAAATTTAGAACAACGCCGAATTGAACTTATGTTTATGAAAATACAAGATATGGATATGGAATTACCAGATAATTTATATTATTTTGAAAACAATGGAAAAATAGAAGTTCGTACTCCAATAGATTAATATATATAAATACTATGTTAATCTATTTATTATTAATATGTAGTATTTTATCTATTCTTTTTTATTTTAAAAAACCAATTCAACCCAAAAAACCAAAGATTGTTTATAAAACAAATTCGGATTTGTATACGAAAGAGTATGTGAATATGTACGATACGATTACATATGATTATTATAGAGTACAAAAAGATATACATGCCATACAACCTACAGTTACAGATACAAGTACTGTACTAGATATTGGATCAGGAACTGGATTATATGTTCATGAATTAAACGAACAAGGAATAAAAACAATTGGGTTAGATCATTCGAATGAAATGGTTCAATATTCTAAAAAATATAAACACAAATATGTTCACGGTGATGCTTTACATATGACTACGTTTCCTACAGAATCTTTTAGTCATATTAGTTGTTTGTATTACACATTGTATTCTATAAAAAACAAAGATCAATTATTCTATAATATATATAACTGGCTAGAACCAGATGGATTATTTTTTCTTCATCTTACAACTAAAATAACTTATGGAGTACCTAGTATAAGTTCATCAGAATTTACTTATACACGTAAAATCAAATATAATAAAGTATATGAAACAATTAAAACAAAAGAAAAAATTATAAAAAATGAACATACTTTTTATATGGAATCAATACCTTTTATTTTAACCATGGTAAAAAACGCAGGGTTTGAACTTGTATCTCAAGATAATTATGATACATACAATAGTTTATATGTATTCCAAAAATAAAATAATAAGTAAAATTAGAATGACTCATATACAACAAAGAATATGGATGTTTTTAATTGGATGTATTGGTCTTCGTTTTTTGTTTGTAGTTGTTGCTAAATATATACCTATAAAATACCTAAAATATTTAGGTTACTTAGCTTTGTTACCTGCTATAGGATTTATGTATATATTTGTAACCGGTTCTAGAAAAACTGGATCAGAAACATTTGGAGAAAAGATATGGTGGAATAATTTAAGACCAATTCATGCTTTATTTTATTTTTTATTTGCGTATAATGCTATTTCAGATAATAAACAAGCTTGGATATATTTATTGGTAGACGTTATATTTGGTTTGATTAGTTTTTTAATTTATCATTTCAACCAAGGAAATTTTAATATTTTATTATAATATGGCATATTCACCAGCCGCAGATTGGGATCCTAAAGAACATGAAACAGAACAATTAGTAGATTTAATTCGTACATATATTATAGATGGTCGACCTAGAACAGATGAGCAACGAATACAATTTAAAGAATTATATACAAAACATAAACAATTTATATTGGATAATATAGGTTATATTTTTGGAAGAGAAACTATAGAAGATCTTGAACAATACAGTTCATTTTTAAATAATATAAACGCTAATTGGCGCAATTATGTAAGAAGAAAACAAGGGTTACCTGAATTGCCAGGTGCTAGAATAGGAATTGGAGCGGCGGAAAGAGAACAAATATTAAATAGTCAACGAAGAAGAAGTGAACAAGATATGGTAGACAGACAAAGAGTAATGGAAGAACAAGGCAGACATGCGAATGAAATAAGACAACGTATGGCGAGAAATGCTGATTTTTTTGATCGTAAAGATTGTCCTAAACAAATCGGAAAACCATTTCCTCCACCTAAGATTGGCGAACAATGTAATATATGTATGGAACCAATGGTGGTTGGACAAAAAATTAATCAATGTTATGGACCATGTTATACATGGTATCACATGGAATGTATTGATAATTATTATATAAGTAAATATGGTACTAATATAAAATGTCCATCTTGTCGCGGAGAATGGCCTGTTAAAAATTGTTTAGCAGAACATACACTAACAAGTGGTGGAAAAAACAGAAAAAAAACAAAAATAATTCGAAATATAAAAAGAAAAAAAACAAAAAGAAATTATGTAAAGTAAATCTCATGTTATTTAAATAAATTCATCAAAAATAAGTCGTTTAATTTCTTTGTTACGTAAAAGAGTTTCTTTTTTTTCGTAGGATTCTTTTTCCAATTCTTTATAAACAAGTAAATCAGTTTCATATTTTTCTTTATTAAATCCTGGTAACTGTTCCAACAATAACGAAAACACTTGTTGTAACGGTTTCATCAATTGATTGGTAATGTAATAAGTATAATCAATGGATAAGTTTTTCTCTTTAATATATTCAGGCGTTTCTATTTTATTTCCTTGTAACATTTTAATACCTTTTTCTTTTTGAACAGTAATAAATGCGAATTTAATGCGATCACCTGGTTTAGGTTTATTTCCAGGATCTCGTTTGCCTATACGATCGGCTAATATTTTATGAGCAATAGATTGCGGGTTTTTGTATCCTGATCGCAATGATTTAGTAATACATAATTTGTCTAACGGTATTTGTCCACTAACTAATTTTTTCATAAAATTTTGAACAAATCCAACTGCTTTAATAACATCTTTTTCTTTCATTAAAATATCAATAACACCTCCATATACATCTTTAAGAATTGGCGAATTATCTCTTCGTTTCAAGACAATGCCCATGCTTTTACGATAACAATTTTCAGTATCTTCTTCATAGTAATCACCAATATAACGTTTTTTAGAGAAGATACAAAATGGCCAAATTGCTTTTTCAAACGCCAGTTTATGAGGTAATTTTGTCATAGAACTTGCTAATTCACCTGCTTCTATACCTAATTCCATAGATATTTTAAGAGACTCTTTACCTGTTATAACTTTACCATTTTGTTCTAAATGAAATTTATAAAAGATAGAATCTGTATCTCCATAAATACATTTGGCAGTAACATTGACTATACCCATAGATGTTTGACAATCTCGATGATTATACACTTCTTCTACTAATGTTTTAGCATAAATAAGCATTTGTCTTCCACCCGCCGTACAAGAAGAAGCCACATATTTATTATAAATCATACTCGTCGATGCGCCACATTGACCATACACTGAATTCGCAGCAATTTTATATGCGTTTTGTCGTCCATTCAATATTTTTTTCATAAATGGATCTGTTTCTAATTCCATTTGTTTTCTTGTATCTTTTCTTGCTTTTAATAAATGTTCTAGTACAGAAGGTATAATTGCCTTTTTGTTCTCAGGAAATTGAGCAAATCGACAAACCATATGTCCTGATTTTTGTTTTACAGCAGCGGCTTTGGGTGTTTTACGAACATAACAAAATGTATCGGATGGAATATCTACATATTTATAATTAGGTAAATTATCATAAATGTGTTCTCCTTTTTTATTTTTTACAGCACAATCTTTTATTAAATTATTTTCTAAATCATACATTTTTACAGATACAAGACTATCATGAGACATGTTATCCGCTATAATAACAGACGGATACAGCGAATTGTAATCATTTACAATAACAGGTATATCAAAATAAAACCCGCACGCAGGATCTAATACCCACGCGCCTTCATATCCTTCCGCATGTTCAGGTGTTTCTACTACATTCATTAAAATGCCTTCCTCTCTACATTTTTTAGCAATTAAACTTGCGATTTTTATACTTTGTCCCCTCATAACAATAAAATCAATAGGGACCGTACAAATAGATGCCATTTCACTAATTTCAGTAAGCAAATCTATTTTTTGAAATAAATGATGAACTAGATTACAATCCTGAATACAGTACTGAGCAATAATAGCTCGGTCCGCATCAGAACCTTTGGATAATCTAAAAATATCATGATGATCTACGTCATCTTTTGCTAAACACCATTTGACTTGTTTTTTCATATCCGGCATGATCATTCCTTCAATAATAAAATGATCCGTTCCTAACTGAAGTACTCTAAATTTTTTACCATTTTTATAGTAATCATTTGAATGTGAAATTTCTTCAAACATTACATAGTTTCCTTTTTCTAATCCTTTTAAATTTTTACTATAGACATGTGTTTCATTGTTTTCTTCTTGATGAACTAGTTTGGATATTTTGTCTCCAATAAAAGTGGCCGATACGTTATCTAATTTGTAAGAATCTAAATTATAATTGCGTCGAAACATGGTATATAAATCAATTTGTATTCTTCCTTCTAGTTTAAAATAATTTAAATTATATTCTCCACTAGCTAAAAAGATTGTATTTTCTTCAATTTTCCAACTATCATCTACATATTTTCCTGCTAAATTAGATGTTCGTGATAATTCTAGAAATTCTTCAATACAGTTGGTTTCTACTGCTCGATGAAACATAAATTTACAATCAAATCCAAATGTATTGTATCCAATCAATATATCCGGATCTTCACGTCGAATTAATTGTTTCCATGCTAGTAATACTTTATCTTCTGTAGGATAACATTCGATTATCGTATTTTCAATAGGATCACATCCTCCTAAAACAATACAATGGTTTAAATAAGGTTTGTTCGTACCATGTTTGACAAATGTAGAACCAATAAATGTAACTTTATCACCTTCAATTTTTGGAAATATATGATTTAATCCTTTTTGAAGTTCAACAATTTTTGAATCTTTATCAAATTCAATATCTTTCATCATATCAATAACCGTACTGTTTTGGTTGTATTCTTCGATAGTATGTGAAATAGGTTCTTCATCATCTAGTTCTACTTCTTCTTGAATTTCAATTAATTCAACGGATTCAGTAGGTACATAGTTTTTTAACGGCTGTTGGATCCATTTTTGATATAATTGTTCTATTTGTTCTTCACGAATAGGTTTTTTAGTATAGACAATATCAATATATTCCATAGAATCAAATCCAAAAGCAGCGCGAATACATTTATGTAATAATTGATTGGCATCTTCATCTGGTTCTTTATGCTCAAATTGTTCGATAATATTTTGAGCAAGTTTTTTGTAATCTTTTATGGGCAAAGGAAAATCCCCATGACTACTACTAGCTTCAATATCAAAACTACAAATTTTAAAAGGTACGAGTGTTTCTTTATCATTTAAAGGAGTAATATCTTTCGCATTTACTATTAATTCATATTTACACGTTGTTTTAGGATCATCTACCTTAACATATTCTTCAAGTTGAATCCATCCGGAAGGGCTTATGTTTTTGATGTGTAAATATTTTAATAAAGGCGGAAGTTTAGCTTCGTATAAGTAAATATATTCATCTTTAAATTTATATCCTTCTTTTTTTAAAACCCAAGCAAATCCTTCTTTTTTATTAAATTTAGAAGGTTTAGTTGATTTAATTTCATGATACCATAAATTTTTTACACGATGAAAACATGGCAATCCTTTAAATTTAAAGCATAAAAATTTATGTTCTCGTTGACCATCAAATCCATCTAATTTTTTTCTGTAAATTAAGGAACAATCTAAAATAGATTCGGACATATAAGGACCTATAATGGATTTAACATGATTTAAAAATACAGTTTTGTCTAGTTTAGTATATTTATCTGGAACACGACAATATAACAATGGTTTAAAATCCGGTATTTCAATAGAAAAGGTTTCTCCTGCTTCATTTAGTCCAAACATATGTATAATAAAACATTCATCTCGTGTGCTTGTTTGGAAATCAAGTAATTTCAAATTCATTTTGTTTATATTACTACTGTTATTTTTAATCAATTTTATATTATTATATTATGGAATTGGTTGGCATCTTGTCAAAAGATCATTGTTTGTATTTTTATATTTTTGCTATTTTATCTTTAGTATCATGTCTTCTAACAATTTTGTTAGGTATTTTAAATTCTAAACAGAACCTCTCAAAAATGGCATGGAGTGCTTTGAGTTTTTTTGTAATGTATTACATTTATAGATTATTTTATTCGATGTGCGAAGGATCGTTACATTGAATTTCTTATATTAATTTATGAGTAAAGAAATTAAAATCAACCCTGAATTATTTAAACTATCTAAACCAAAAACATTAAAGAAAAAAACATTATCCGGCAGCGAAATCAAACAAGCTTTATTAGAAAATATTCATTCTAAAGATCCCATATTAAATGCTTTACATGAAATAGAAATAATTAAAGATCCAAGTAAACATACTTTAGATAATCAAGACAATCAAGACAATCAAGAAAAAGATAAAAAAAAAGAGAAAGAAAAAGAAAAAGAAAAAGAAAAAGAAAAAGAAAAAGAAAATGATATAACCGATCATTTAGAAGGAGATATTTTAGTTAGAACTGAAATAAAAGAAGATGTTCCTTATGGATGTTTAAAAAAAGGTAAAAAACCTACTTTTAAACAATGGAAAAAAACATATATTCAACCCACTACTATAAAATCAATTAAAAGGTTTACTTCTTTTGGTAAATTGCCAAATCGCCGTACAGTACGTGTGTTAATTAAAAATATAAACACACAACAAAAAATAGAAAAGGAAATTAAATTGTTACATACACATTCTATGGAAAAAATAAGAGAATATTTATTAAAACGAGGATTGTATAAGATAGGATCTTCTGCTCCTGATGACGTACTGCGACAAATTTATGAAGAATCATATACAACAGGCGAAATTGAAAACAAAAATTCGGAATTATTATTACATAATTATTTACAAATTAAGGAAAATTGATTTAATTATTTCATTGTTCTTAGTATAGAAGATGGACAGTACTATGAAATTTTGCCCTAAATGCGACCAATTGTTTTATTTGTCAGTAGAAGATTCCGTAAAAAAATTCGTATGTCATAAATGTGGAAATACAGAAGATATTGAAGAGGACTGTACATTATCCATTACTTTTTGTAATAAACCAAATCAAAGTATTCAAAATACTGTAAACCAATATACAAAATTAGATCCTGCTGCTCCTCGTATTTCGTATTTAAAATGTCCTAAAGAATCGTGTGTTAATCATCAAGAACATGTAGAAGATCGCGAGATTGTTTATGTGCGGTATGATAACATTCATTTAAAATATATTTACATTTGTCCCAAATGTGATACTATATGGGAATCAGGTTTAAAAAATTGATATAAAAATATTATAAATATATAATATACAATGAGTGACGAAGAAGATAATAATACAGAATCATCTGAAGAAGAAGAAGAAGAAATTGAAGAATTAGAAGAAAGCGATCTTGAAGAATTAGATGAAGATTATGAAAATTCAGATGATGTAGCTCCTACTAAACTTGAAAATCCATGTGAACATTTTGTAGAAGAAAATTTTAAAAAGTTTAAATCCAGTTTAGATGAAAATTTAATATTGTCATCTCATCCACGTGAGCAAGCTATTAACTATGATGTCGTTAAACAATTATGTAGTATACAACGTAATAATAGTATTATACAAGATCCGCATCATACTACAGTTCCTATTTTATCTAAATTTGAATATACTCGTATATTAGGAATTCGAGCAACACAAATTGAAAACGGATCACCTTTATTTATATCTGTACCTGAATCTGTTATTGATAGTTATGTTATTGCTCGTATGGAATTAGATGCTAAAAAGTTACCTTTTATTATTCGTCGACCATTACCTGGTGGTAAAATGGAATACTGGAGACTTGCTGATTTAGAAAATTTAAACAATTAATTATAACAAGGACAATGCTTGTTCACATGCCATTTGTTCACTCTTTTTTTTAATTTTATGTATTCCTTCGCCTAATAAGACAAAAACACTATGTTTTGTTTTTAAATACAGTTGGATTTGTTCAAATGATTTAAATTGGCTAAATGGAATAGCGTCAGATGGTTTCATATTCCATTTTTCTTTACCAATATATAAATAAACACCCATATGATAATTATCAGAAAATTTGTCAATTTCAATATAAATAGGTGTAGTTTTGAATTCTTGTTGAATCTTAATTTGTAAAATATTTTTATAATTGTCATTGTTCAAAATGATATTGGACCAATCTACATGTTTTTCAAACATTGTTTCTATAAATATTTGAGCCATTTGAAATCCTGGTCCAGTTACGAACAATGAACTAAATAATTCATCGTCGTCATGTATTTGAAGTTTATTTACATCTAAAAATAACGCACCAATAAAAGCTTCTAATAAACAACCCAGTTTTTTAAAATTAGTACGAATATTTTTTTCTTCCGCATGTTTTGAAATAATGTACCATTGATGTAATCCCATTTCATACGCAAATTTTCCAATAGCTTCGTTTTTAACTAGAGCAATTTTCTTTTCTGTCATGAATCCTTCACTTTCATTGGGAAACCGACGATATAAATAATATTTAGTAATACATTCTAGTACTCCATCTCCTAAAAATTCAAGTCGTTCATTTGATTTAGAATGTAAATCAATACAATTTAATGGTTTTTCTGCTAGTTTAGTTTTTGTATCTGTAAAAGTTCGCGTACAATATGAACTATGAATAAAAGCACGTTTATATAAATTAAAATTAGTTATTTTACCAGGTACGCCATATTTGATTAGAATAGTTTGAACATCATTCAAACTAATCTCTTTGTTTTTGGGATTATAAGGTGTAAAAATAACTTCATTCCCAACTGTAATCATATCATCTTCCATCTTACTTTTATAACTAGTATAGGTTTAAATTGTTATCACTATGATTTTATTTTTTTACTCTTATATCTTTTTTGTAATAGTTTTTTAATTGTTTTTTTACTAGGTATATGTTCATTTTTTACATGACTTGTATGTATAGTAGAATTTTTTCCAGTAAAAGTAAAAAAAGGATATTTATATGTATATGTTGGTATCGTTTTATATATAAATTGATCCGATACATGATTATAGAGTGAATTTAATATAAATTGATTATTTATATAAATATCATTTATACATTTTATTGCTTGTTCTTTACGAATTAAATAAGCACCCGTTGAATAAAATCTATCCCATTTTGTATATAAATAGGTAGGTAATTTGTCAACTAAAATACATATTTGTAGAATACCCCAATCGGAAGGAGCATTTTGAATACATGTATTTAGACTTGTTGTCCAGTAAGGTTTATATTCTAACGACAAATCATCTTCGCATATAAGCGCAATATTATACTTACTACGTGAAAAAGTTAAAATGGTGTTTAAATGTGATAGTAAACAACCATATTCAGATAATGAAAATTTATTTGTATCCATATTTTTTAATTTGCGATGTAAATAAGATGTATTTTTTTTGCCATCTATTGCTTTTATTCTATGTTTTTTCATATCTTTAAAAATTTCATCTTTAAGTAATTCTTTCATTAATTTATTGCGTTCGACCGATTTATCTAAATTAATATAATATATAGCATCAATTAAATTCATATACTATATTAATAATTTTAATATTTTATTAATATATGGCAACAACGCGATTTTCTCCTGAAGAAATGGATAAAAAAATAGATTTATTGTTAAATGACGAAACTTATAGACTTGGTAGTGATGTATCTGATTTAAATAGAACTATTATTGTTCAGCGGATCCAACAAATGGAAAACAATAGATATATTACACCGCCAAATCCTAATATTACATATAGGTCCGCAATTGATAGAACAAAAAGATTGCCACCTCAGTTAGGTGGTCGTAAATCGAGACGGCGTAAATCTCGTCACACTAAACGAAATAGAAAAACACGTCGTGTTTAGAGATTGTTAACATGTCTATTAAATGGTACTCCTTACGTTTTGTAAATATTTTTTAAACAAAATTTATACCGTTTTCAATAAATCTTCTGAGTAAATGATACCAGATGGTTTATATGTATTTATAGATTTAAACATTGATTTTTTATCTAATTTAATCTCTTTTTTGTCTTTTTCTTTTTCTTTTTCTTTATCTTTTTCTTTATTGATTTCTTTACCAAATCCATCAATAGCCACTCCTGTATATTTTTTATATTCCATACGAACGTAATCTGGGATCCAATGATTCCAAGCAATCAATAACAAATTTGGATGAGTATATTTTGTTCTAAATCCATTTTCTTCTAAAGTTTGTATAATATAAACAACACATGCTTTTATATCATAACGAGGAATACCAAATACAAATTCCGGAATAACAAACCAACAACATTCATTGTTTATTTTTTGACGCGAAGTTATTTTTATTTGATGATGAATTTTTTCTAAAATTTTATTGTAAGACTGAACTGTATTTATATCATCTTGTTTCTTTTTTTCATATAAATCATCTAAATTAAGTTTGGGAATATCCATAATTTAACAAATTAAAGAAATTTTACGTATTTTACAAAATGATAGAACATTTAGTTTTATCTGGTTCAGCAACCAATGTATTAATTCAAACTGGATTGTTACATTATTTAATAGAACAAAACATATTTCAGTTATCTAACATAAAAAGTATTCATAGTACTTCTGCCGGAGCCATGATTTCCATTTTATTATTACTAGGTGTATCGATTGAAGAAATTCAACATTACTTGTTACATCGACCTTGGAACAAATTTTTTGAATTTCGTTGGAATGAAAAAAGTATATTTCCATCTTCTTATTTATACGAAATGGTCAAACCATTTATGTTATCCAATGATATTTCAGAATCATACACTTTACTTGATTTGTATAACAAAACAAATATTGATTTATATGTATATACAACTCAATTAAATGATATGATATCTGTCTCGTTACATCATAGTACTCATCCAACAATTACATTACAAGAAGTTATTCTTATGACTGCTTCTTTACCTATTTTGTTTTCACCTATCAAATATAAAGATGACTATTATATAGATGGCGGGGTATTAAACAATTGTCCATTACAAGCTATATCTTCTTTTTCAAAAGAATCTATTCTTATTATTGAAATTATAAATTGTTCCAATAAATATACAGATGACTCCAACATGTTAGATTATTTTAATATTTTATCATTAAACATTTTTAATACTATATGCTCTTCTAAATATAATGCGCAATTTATAGATATATATCCTTATTATTATCGTATTCAAGCAGAATCTATTTTTAATTTAACTACATGGAAAAAATTTATAGAAGATATAGAATATAGACGACAATTATATACAATTGGCTATACTTATATAGAAAATAAAACAACAATAGAAACAGAATTAGAATTAAAAACAGAACCAGTATAAACATTCTGTTTCTATTGACTCAGTTCATTTTATCCATACATTTTGATGTCCTTCTAATAATTTATTAAATTTTTTTTCTATTAATTTATTTTTAATTTTATCATAATTACATTTTCAGGATAATCTGATTCAAATATAATCAATCTTAAATTATCATAAAAAATGGATTTTCATCAAAAAATATTTCTAAAAATCCTTCGCAATCTGCTACAAGAACATTAAACTTTAAATTATATTTATTTGTTATTTCATCTAAAGAATAGGATGGTATTTTTGTATCATTGGATTCTATAAAAGTAGCCCCATATCCACCATAACAATTATCTAAATTAGTTAAATCTAATTTTTTATTACTGATAAATCCTTTAACAATTATAAAATCGCAATTATTATTGACTTTATTTTTTCTAAAGCATCCCATACTCTATGATCCGGTTCTACAACAACTTGATTGTTTTTATTATTTAATTTACTATTAATTATACATGAAACAGAACCATAACGAGCACCTAATTCTAAAACAACATCATTTTCTAAAATATATTCATTTGCTAAATCTTGTTCATGTTTTTCCATATGTTCTATATCAACTCGATTTCCGTGTAAATCTATAATGTTCATTGTACATTATATAAATATTATTTCACAAATAATATTATCTACGTTTTAAATGTGAAAAGTGTAAATAAAATTGAAATGAAAACTACTTAATAACATAATTATATCAACCACAATGACTACTACTCTATTTGTTAAATGCCCGGGTGCTTCTTCTCCTGAAGATGTTCAAGACACATTAAATTCTACTTTTTCCAACTCGCGAAACTGCGTGGTATCGGTAGCTCCGATCAACCAAGACAAATACGGCAATCCATATACATTTGTTGAAGTGTCTCAATCAGGATTCTTTAATGAATCAAGAATGGATCGTCTTGTTCGATCACTCAAAGAATCAGGCAGCACATATGGAGAAAAGTTTGTCTACAAAAGCAATCCAAAACCCAAACCCAATATCGAATGGACGATCAAACTAGTTGTTCCAAAAGAAGAATTCGTAAAGCCAGTTGCGGCTTCGGCTACTCTGCGACCACTCCGGTAATTTCTTACAGTTTTACACCATAAATAATAACACTTTATTTTTTTGTTATCCTAATTTTTTATGGCATTCTTTACATAACATCCATACTCCATACAATTTATGTTCTAGTATAAAAGCTTTTATAAATTCTTTCATATCAATAGGAATAGATAAATCAGAATGTATTCTATCTAAAACATTTTCTGCTATTTGAAGTCTTCCTAACGTATGTGCTCTATCTAATTGTCTTGTTTCCCCACATTCTTCACAAGATTTTTTTCCAAGACAAGATTTAAATACTAAATTATGAATATTTTTTAATTCTCCATTAATAGCTCTAACAATACAAGAATTTGATAATCCGTTACCGCCAATGAAAAATCCATCATATTTATTAAGTGATTTAGATTTATCAATAAATATATCAATATGTTTACATTGTTCTTCAAGACGATCTAAGTTCATTGATTTTGAAGACATTAATGTTATTCATTAATAATGAATAATATCAATTTTATATATCGATTTTATATATGGATATAGATAAAATAACTGAGCGAGTAAAAGAAAGTATACAAAAATTTAATTTAATAAAAGATATGAACGAAATAAAAGATATAGAACCATCCTCTAATTTATATTCACCATTATTTCCTTTTGTAAACCATGTGATAGAAAATGTATTAATTGAAAATACATCTTATTGGGCAGATACGGGTATTCGAATAGAATCTACAGAAGACTATATGGATTGTATGAAAAAAATACGTCTTAAAGAAATAGGTAGAGGTTCTTTTGGGATAGTGTATAAAGTTTTTGTAAATAAATGTATTAAACATGTACCAAAAAATGTAAAAGTAGTAGCCATTAAAGTTGAACATTTAAATACAATGTATTTAAACCCATCCCAAATTAAAACTAGTATTGCGATTATACAAAAAGCAGCAAAACTTGGTATAACTCCTCAATTATTTGATGTATTTTTAGTTAAAATGAAGGACAAGTTTTTATTGATTAAAGTATATGAATATATAGAAGGATCTAGCTGGAATGAAAGTAAATTTACTAAACAATCGTATGAAAATGCGTTAGAACAATTAAATCAAGCTATACATATTATGAATACAAATGGCATCATCCATCACGATTTACATACAGAAAATGTCATGATAACCAAAAACAAAGTATATATTATTGATTTTGATTTAGCTCAATTTGCGAAAGAAGATGAAAAAAATCTATTACCTATGTTTTACAAATCTGAATTTACATTAAATGAAAATAAATTGCGTTCTATTTATGTATTTAATGACCTTGTTAAAAAAAATGTAACAAGAAAAAATATATCTAAAAAGCATGAATACAAGAAGAAAACCAAAAGTAAATAAAACAAGAGTATTCAAAAAAAAAGATTTGAAAAGTGGCGACGGAATGTTAACAACAGTTTGGGGGCCTAGTATGTGGCATTCGTTACATACGATGAGTTTTAATTATCCTGTTCAGCCGACAAAAGAAGATAAACATAATTATCGATCCCATATTTTAAATTTACAAAATGTTCTTCCATGTAAATATTGCCGCATGAATCTTAAAAAAAACTTTAAAAAATTGCCATTGACATATGCTGATATGGAAAGCAGAGAAACATTTTCTAAATATATTTATAACTTACATGAAGTCGTAAATAAAATGTTAGGTAAAAAATCTGGATTATCTTATTGTGATGTACGAGAGCGGTATGAACACTTTAGAGCAAGATGTACAACAGATACCATTAAAATAAAACCATCTATAGAAAAAGGATGTACAGAACCATTATATAGTGGTCATAAAGCAAAAGAAGTAATTAATATTGTACCTGTAGATACAAAATGTGATACATTAATTATTCATAAAAAATGTTTTAAAGAACGTGTAAATTAAAATAAAAAATTAATATATGAATAATATTATATTTCATAATTTATCTCGGTCACCTCAAGAAAATACAAATGAACGTACTATAAAAGCTATCTCGATGTCAGATCAAACTAGAATACAGCGACTGTTAAATCTTTCTTATAAACAAAGACAACTATTTAGACAAGAAATACAAAAACTTACAAGAACACAAATTGAATTATTGTTTACTACTTTTTTATTTAAAAATAAACGAAATTTAAATTTAAGGAAGTGGTTAGATATGTACCAAATTAACGAAAATAGTTTAAGATTTTTAAAAACAGATAGACTAAAAAAATTTTTACAATTAGATAGTTTTATAAAAATAAAATCATCTCCGTCAGCAAGAGCAGAACATCTAGCATTAGTATATGGAAATATAGCACAACAAAATTATTCGTGTAACGGAGGTTCTAGATTAATATTAAGTAAAGTAGAATATCCTATAGCTAATGTTTTAAATAGTACTGCTTTTGATGGAGGATTTTCTTATGGTCAAAAATATGATAATTCAATAAAAAGTTATTCAAAATATATAGATATAGATTGTAATTCATCATCAACAACTATAGAATTTACAATCGATGTAAGTAGAACAAGACCAGGTGTAGTGTCTTGTGTTTATATGGTGCCGATGGGATTATATTGGGATAAAAATATCTACACTTCTTATACAGATTATAGTAGGGGTACTGATAGTAATTTAAGTTTTGACAACATAACAGAAGATTTATGGTATGTTGGATTAAATAATCAAGCTAAACTTGATTTAATTCAAAATTTAGCTTCTGAATATGGATTTGGATATAACGATGCGCAAGGAATTGGCATGGGTTCTTCTATAGAAATTGATAATCTTGAATTAACAATAACAGGAGTACAAACAACATTACATGGCGTTATAGTAGATAATGATAATTATATTAAAAATCACAATGATGAATATATATTATTAGATGGCGATAGAGTTTTATTAAAAGATGTTACTTCTTCACATTCTTGTTTTGAATTATTATGTTATGATAAACCAGGTAAGTTTGTAAATATACATGGTCAACAAAGTACAAATGATACGATTACAAAAACTAAATTGTCAAAAAAAATATCCACTTCGTCTGAAGAAATCATAATAACAACTACAGATTTAACTACATATGGTCCTGGTCCATCTTTTTATTTGGATTCATTGAAACCAATAGCAGTTACTTCATCTATTTTTAAAGCAGATACTTATTCTATTACATTAATTACTGTTTTAAGTCAAATTGTAAATGGTGTTACTAGATCGATCGAAATGTCTGTTACAACCAATGGATTTTGTAATTCTCAAAATTTAAATAAAATGAATGTAATCTCTGCTATTTGGTCGCCATCCAATAATGGTGTTACAAACCAAAATTATAAAGATACAACTACATGGTGGTTAGATGGAATTAACATAGACGACGAAAATGATATACGGGGTGTTTGTTCAATAAAGTCTATGCCTAGACCTTCTGTAGTAACTAATGCTATTACTAGTAATAATATAAATACAAAATATCAATATTATGATGATTATTCTATACCAACAGCTAAACATATATCTAATTCAAATAAATATGATGGGAATCCAAATACAGATGATGCGTCTAATTACGAACCATGTGTAACTATATTAAGTAATTTAATCATAACTAATTCTCTTATAACTACAACTATGAATGATACTTTAAAACCTTTATTTGGATGGAAAATGGATATAATGTATACTGGTCTATCTAAAAATTATACGAGTTGGTCGGGTAAACATAATGCTTCTTTTCAATTGTCTTATTTAAGAAATGTAAATGTTAATATAGATAACAGTAAATTAACCGCAGAAAAGTGTACTAAGTATGCTTTAGATTCAGCTACATGGTTTAATAATGAGTGGGATAATAATAATCTTGCTACTCCTCCTAACTATTATAATTTTTCAAAAGATATGTTAAATATGTATGAAATAAGAAACAAAGAAATAGTAAAAGATAGTACTATAACTTATAGAGACGACACTGGTAATGAATATCACCCGGATATTTATTGTGATAAATATCCTACCCAAATATTGTACGGTCTAAATTTTTATGAAGCAGATGGAATTATTATAAATAATTATTGTTATACTGTATAACAATATCTACACACTGGAACATACGTATCATTAGGTAAAAATTGGGTTTGATTGGTTGAATTTCGTTTGGAAAAACTTGCTTTGTTTCCACACGAACATTTTGCGTATAGTTTTACATAAGTATCACATAATGGTATTAAATCTAATATTTCTCCGAATTTTTGTTGTTTAAAATCTCCATCTAAACCATAAACATATATTATTTTTTTATCAAGCAATGCTTTTTTTACAAAGTCCACTAATCCATTAAAAAATTGTGCTTCATTAATAAGAATACAATCGTAATAAATATAATCAATACTTAGTTGTGTAAGTTTTATACATGGAATTTCAACATTATCATGTGAATATAATGTTGACTGAAACATTGTGTTTGATTTGGAAGTATCATAATCTAATATCATGACGCGTTTTGTTTGTTTTAATTCATGAAATTTATCATTTAATGCTGTTGTTTTTCCGGCGAACATACATCCTGTTATAATATGTAACATTATATTATAACATTAAAAATATTATTTATATCAATTTTATTACATTCCAAATTGCGAAAAATCAGTTAAAACGGGCATAGGTAAGTATTCTGAATTTGTACTAGCATAATTGGGCACTTTTCTACAATCGAAAGAAGGTTCAGGACAACGACCGCAAGGGGGACATGGTTGTGGTGTAGGGCATATAGGAGTTAATCCTGGATCCGTACTTGATTCTGATGTAGTTAAATCATTTGTAGAATTAGAAGTAGAACTAGAAGTAGAACTAGAATTAGAATTAGAAGTAGAACTAGAAGTATTAAAACTTGAATCTACTGTTTCATTATTATTTGGAGTTTCATAATTATTAACATTCATTTGTTTTGGTGGAGGTATAAATACAGTATTTGTAATAGGTTGAATTGGTGGAGGTGGATATGGAGCGCAGTTACTTCCATTCGCATCTACTTTAGCATTAATATTGTCAGGACAACAGCCGTATTGAGTGCCCGCACAACCTCCAACTACAGGGGGTGGAGGATAAGGAGCGCAATTACTGCCGTTCATATCTACTTTAGCAGTAGTATTGTCTGGACAAAATCCATATTGAGTTCCACTACAACTTCCATTCATAGTTGATCCATAAAATATATTTCCATTTGGACCTTTTGCCATAATACCCGCATTGTTTGGACCTGTAGCAGCGTAAGCAGTAACATTAGGTCCTACATATTTCCATACATTAAAAGGAGAACAATTAGTTCCATTCGCATTTATTTTGGCAGTAACTGTATCAGGACAACATCCATATTGTGTGCCTGCGCAACCACTTACAGGTGGATAAGGAGCGCAATTACTGCCATTCGCATCTACTTTGGCAGTAGTATTGTCTGGACAATAGCCGTATTGTGTAGTTGAACCACTGCTAGTCACAGGTGGATAAGGAGCGCAATTACTGCCATTCGCATCTACTTTGGCAGTAACACTATCAGGACAGCAGCCATATTGTGTGCCTGCGCAACTAACCACAGGAGGTGGATAAGGAGCGCAATTACTGCCATTCGCATCTACTTTGGCACTAACACTATCAGGACAACAGCCATATTGTGTACTTGCGCAACCACCAACTACAGGCACTGGAGTGTGAAAGATGTTTCCTTTTGGACCTTTTATTATATATCCAGAATGGTTTTGACCTGATGCCGCATAAGCATTTATATAAGGACCTTTGTGTTTCCATGATTTAGTAACAGGACAATTGCTACCACTTTCATCCATTTTAACAGTTACATTATCAGAACAATACCCATAATTAGGTGTTTCGGTTGTTTCAGAATCAGTTGTGTCTGTTGTGTTTGTTGTATCTGTTTCGTCTGTTGCTTCTGACGTTTCTATAGATGCTACGCAATTTGTTCCATCTGTATCTAATTTAGTACTAACATTATCAGGACAACAACCATAAGGTGTATCCAAACATCCAGGAGGAAGGGTTGATCCTTGAGGTCCTTTGTATCCCCATGTTTCTACATTTTCTTTGGGTTTAGTTTTTGTATTTAGTTTTTGTTTTATAGCTAAACCTTCTATAGATGGATTTTTAATAGGTATAGTTTTTGAAAATACACCTTGTTCTGCTAATGTATCCGAATAATATTCTGTTAAACTATTATATTTATTGGATAAAATAGAAGTAGGTTTATATTTTTTCATGGTAGAAACGGTTTTTGAAAAAATATTGCTATAATTAATTCCTAAACTAATGAATAAAAAAATACATAGTACTACTATAAATAGAATTATTACATTCATTATAAATATACGATAAAATAAAATTGATATAAGTGTTTCTTTATAATATATTAAAATGTTGTTGTTAATTTTTGATACAGAAACGACTGGACTATTTCCTAAAAATAAAGTATTGTCATTAGAAACCGTACACGAATGGCCGTATATTGTCCAATTTAGTTTTGTTACATTTAATACAGAAACAAATAAATTAATAGAATATGATTATATCATTAAAACATCCCATATTCCAGAAGAATCTACTAAAATTCATGGTATTACAGAATCTATGAATAAAGCGCAAGGATTTGAATTTAAATCGATTTATAACATTTTTAAAATATGTTTAGATCAATGCGATTTGATTATTGGACATAACATACAATTTGATATTCAAATGTTACAAGCAGAGTGTTTACGCAATTCTATACCTTTTGTAGTTAACAAGCAACATGTATGTACAATGAAATCAACTACTAAAATGTGTAATTTGCCTAGAATGAAATGGCCAACATTAAATGAATTACATCAGCATTTGTTCAAAGAATCTGTACATAATTTACATAATTCTATTGTAGATGTTATTATATGTTTGCGATGTTACTACTATATTAATTACCATACCGATTTATTTGAGATTATTAAAAAATATAAGAAAATATCTAGGGTTGCTATAGAATTAAATAAAGTTGTACAAAATTAATATTATGTAACAATATGACAAATAAATTTAAAAATTTTTTAAAAAATAATAAAGTTACAAAATTTATAAAAGAAAAAGCAAATACAGTTTTTAAAAAGGATACAAGTCGTGAAGATAAACTAAAAGAATTATATTCTAACATGGAAAAAGCAAAAGAAAATTATGAATCAAGTCCTGAAGTCTTAAAAGATGCTGAAAAAAAATATTATAATTTTAAATATGGGGAAAATTATTATAAAAAACGAGAAATGAAAATAAAATTACATACTATAGCTAAACAAAATGAAGTAACTTTACAAAAAACAGAAAGTCAAATAAGAGAAGAAAAATTAGCCGAATTAAATAATAAACTCCTTCAGGCAAGAAGTACTTATGAAACAGGACCTGAAATGTTAAAAACGGCAGAAGAATCATATTATATATTTAAAGACGGTGAAGACGGTTATAAAAATAAACAATTTAACGAATATAAAAAAGAAGCAAAAGAATTACATTCTAAAATGAAACATAAACATAACAAGGAAATGAAAGAAACAATCCAATCTTTATCTTATTATGATTCCCAACGAACTTATATTAACAATGTAAATATGGTTAAATTATCTATTTTAAAAGAGATTCGGAATAAATTAAATGAATTACGTATTGAAGAAACAAACAAACATACTAATGATCGTAAAACGTTTTATATATTACAAGAACAAGAATCCTTAGACATGTGGTTGCGTTTAGTAAATCATGTTATTTTAGCTTTTGTAATTGTATTTATTATTTATAATGTATCTGAAGCTGAAAAAGAAAACATAAATATTTTTACGTATGTTATCAGTGTAGTTCTTATACTTGTTGTTTTTTATTTAGAATCGTTTATTAAATGGATACAAACTATACCGTTATCTATAAATGTATATGCTGCTTGGGGAGAAGAAAAAACGCAACCTTCTTTACTATGGAGTATTCTTATTACTTGTATAGTTTTATATGGTATTGTGAAATATTCAAATAACACGATAGATAGTTATTTATAATATTTTTATAAAATATGAAATCACATCATTTAGTAGATGTATTTAATGTTATTTGGTTAAGTTTAGTTACTTTAATTATAATAGGTGTCGTAACAAAACCAGCAATTTATGATTATGTTAGTTTTTTTATTAAATTATTAGTATCTTTATTTTTGATATACAAATTTAATGATTTTAGACATTTACATGTATTTACTGAATTAGATAAACGTATTTGTTTTATGGCAGGAACCAATTTATTCATGATTACTTGTGCGGATTTAATTGATAATGTAATATTAAATATCAAAATAAAATTAAAAAAAATCGAATCAACCTTACATATCTATGATTAACAATATGGGATAAATACAAAAATTGAATAGCACGTCTTTCCAAAATCAATTGAATACACTAATTTAGATACAAATAAAAAATAATACTTTCTATCGGAGATGTAATTACACATGATCATCGTCCAGAAAACAGTTTGTATATTATTATTACATATTTTACAGGAGATAAAACAGGTCCTATGGGATTTGAATATCTTCCTTGGAGAACAGATGAAAACCAATGGGAAACAAAAGTTGCTTTTTTATTAGCACACGGAAATCATAGACATGTTATATGTTATCCACATGGATATAATCATTATGGCATCCATATTAATTGGAGTTCACTATATATTGATATGGAATCAGTACAACATCCTGATTTTACTTCAAAAATACATGGACTAAAATCTAAACAATAATATATGGTATATTTTTTTAAACAATTTAGTAGAAAGCGTTATAGATCAAAAAAGAATAAACGTGGTGGAATGGAACAAGAAAAAGAAAAAGAAAAAGAAAAAGAAAGGGCTATTTTTGTATCTGCGCAAGGGGATCAATTTCAAATTGAAATTGAAAAATTAAAACCATCTATTGTATGGGAAAACATGACTGATGTATTAAAAGAAGATTCAACTCCTGTACCATGTCCTAGCATAAATACCCCAACTTTAGCAAAAATAATGGAATTTTTAACTTTATATTCAAATGAACCAATGTCTGAATTAATAGGCGTTAATCCGTTAGACCGAGTTCAACAAGAATATAAAGATTTTGCTAAAATGGCAAGCAAAGGTGAAGAAGATAATATAGTATTAATTTTTGATGTTTTAATGGCAGCAAACACAATAAATATACCATCTTTAATAAATTTAATGTGTGCTAAAATAGCTGCTATTTTTTTAGATTCCCCTGATATTAAATCTCTTGCTACTAAATTTAATTGTCCAAGTATACATGAACTTAATGAAGCAGAAAAAGAACAAGTATATCGTGCTAATTCATGGTTAAAAAGTGATGTTATGGCTGGAGGATCTAAATTTAAACAATATACTAAAAAACAAAGACAAACAACTAAAAAACAAAAACAAAAAACTAAAACAAACAACTAAACAAAAATAAACAACTAAACAAAAATAAACAATTAACAAAAATAAACAATTAACAAAAAGAAAAATAATCGATTACATATTATGTTTTCATTACATATGTTTCTAGTATAAATAAATCATTTATACTAAATGATAGATAGTTCACTAAAAATTAAATATAATCATTAATTATGTATCCTTCTATTTTACCTTATTGTAAAACATATTTACATGTAGATACTTTATCTTCGGGTGAAAAAGTGCGCGTTTATGTAGAATGTTCAGGAAATCCAAAAGGGTATCCTGTTATTTATCTACATGGTGGTCCAGGAGATCACATTAATCCCCATGTAAGAAGATTATATAATCCTAAAAAATATAACATTATTATGTTTGATCAACGTGGGTGTGGAAAATCAAAACCATCATATCATACAGAAAAAAATACAACACAAAAATTAATATCTGACATGGAACAAATACGCACATGGATTGGTTGTGACAAATGGTTAGTTACTGGAGGAAGTTGGGGAAGTTCATTAGCTTTGCTATATGCGCAAGAACACCCAACACGTACCACTGGATTAATATTACGTGGTGTTTATGATTTGACACAAGATAATTGTGTATTAGATACTATTTTCAAAGATAAAAAAGAAGAAATGAATACATTATTACGTTTAAAAACAAAAAAAGATTCAGAACGATATAGAAAAACAAATCACATGTTGTCCCTACCTAAAAAAAATAAAACTCGTAAGAAATTACTAGAATTATTAAGTGAAGATAATGGCATTTCTATGTTTAGTAAAACACGTACGGATAATGAACATAGTAAAGAAACAGTTGCTATTGTAGGAAATCATTATGAACAACATCATTATTTCGTTCCTAAAAACATAATTTATAAAAACATGTATAAAATAAAACATATCCCTTGTTATATTGTAAACGGTAGATATGATATTATTACTCCATTCCCAATGGCTTATAAACTAAAAGATAAGTTTGATACATGTCAATTTACCATCGTAAAAGGAGGACATACCGTTATGGAACCTGAAATTAGCGAAGCTTTAGTAAACGCATCCGATCATTTTCTTGTGTAGAAGTATTTTTATCACAACAACTTTGAGAAGAACTTTTATTAGCTTTACGACTAAATAAATTTATTGCTCCTATACTAGAACCTAATATAAACGTATTATATTTAGAAGTTGGTCTGTTTGTGTATACATTTCCTCCAGCACCCATTTTAGTAATCATATATTTCAATTAGATTAAATTTTCTACTATTTCACAATTCCAAACAACTGGTCCTGATTTATATATAATTTTGTATTCTATATTATAACAAGGGAGAGTTTTCCATAGAGTTGGTTTCAAATATCGTTGTTTATATTTATCAGCTAATTGTACCTGATAACAAAGATCTTTATTAAATACTATACGTGCGTCATCTTGATATAAATGTTGATACAAAGAAGCCAATCTTGGTGTTATTGCGTTAAAAGTAATTATATACGCAATTTGATTGTCTTTTTTTATTTCTATAACTTCACAAACACATCCATTGAATAGATATAAAGTAGAATCAGGATCTAACAATTGATTTAACATTTGTTTGAGTACATCTTCTTCTATTTTATGATTCTGTAACAAAAGAGAATGTAACATTTTATTAAAAAATAAAATATTATTTATTTCAATTTTAAACCATTGTTAATTTCATATCGTTTAAATTTATATAAAATTGATATGTAAAGATAAATTGATGTAAGTAATAAATGTTTCCAGTTAAATTTTGCGGGATATGGTCTATGATTGCTTCTACTACTCCGCAATACATAGGATCAGAATTGTTTATTGATTATAATACGATACGATTTACACCTATTAAATCGTATAGTTTTATAAAAGTTAAAAAAAATATGTATGGTTCGGTGTTTTTACAACATGAAAATCAAAGTAAAATAGTATGGTCAAATAAAGTATATTATGATATAGAAACACAATTACTTCCAATGATTACTATACCTATTCAATTAAAAGACAGATGTAAAAAAATGATTGTATCATATGATATTGATGATACTTATAACTGGATTACAATACAAAATAATAGTGAACAATATGTATTTCGTAGAAATATTGTAGTTCAAAGTAATGGAGATACTATTGTTAAAATATTTTTAACGCAATTATTATTCGATTCTATTATACGTAATCTTAATCAAAATTAACTGAAATTTGTATAAACTCTTTTTGAATATTTTTAATAGCAGAAGGTGATAATTCATGTCTCGTTTTGCGAGTTTTGTGTTCTGTCGGCTTTTTTTTAGACGTACTATTGCGTGTATTCATATCTATTTCTATTTTATCAAAATTAGATTCTATATATTCTATAATTTCATTTTCTAAAACCCATTTAAAAAAATTCAATTGACCAATAGTGGTTTGAATCAACGTATTATTTTTATAAGGTATAGTAATTTTTTCCCACCGACAAAAAGGATCAAATCGTTTTTTAGAATAGGCTTTTAATTTAAGTTTATAATCATTATATACTTTAAATCTACTTCCATCTGTCAATGAATAAACTACATAATTTTTTTTTGCGTAATTAGTAACAAACCAATCTAAAATGCGAAGTGAAATAATAGAATCACCGTTTAATATTTTGAGTATTTTATCTAATTGTTTAAAATTGTTTGTTTCGTAGTATTTTTGTAATTTGTCTAATAACAAATCATTTTGTTTTGTATAGTTCATTACATTGGACAGTTATATATATTTAAATGTTTTTATAAAGTGTTGTTTTCTTATTATTTTTATTTTTTTCTTGTTTTTCTTGTTTTCATTTTTTGTTTTTTATTTTTATTTTTATTGTTTCTTGTTTTATGATTTCCTCCTGATGTAAGTAATGGTTCTATATCAAGTTTTCTAAAAATAGTATCATAATATTCTAATAAATTATATTTAGAATAAGCTTGTTTTATTGACTTACAATCTAATGGCAATAAAATACTATAACTTAATATATTATTTACTGTATTATCATCATTAATGAGAGTATGATTACTTACATAACGAGGAAACATTTTATGTGTTTCTCTTAATTTTTTATTGGTTAATATAAGTTGATATTCTAATGGTATATTTAAATAAGATAATTTATGTTTGTTTTGATTGTTTCCACCAAGTGAAAAATGTATAGTATTTGATAATCGCATATTATACCGGGGAAGGTTATTAGATAAATTATATTCATCCGGAAACAATTGAATTAGTCTATCTATTAAAGGTTTATAATTATCATCTTTTACTTCTTTTAAATAAAACACTATAGTTGAAAAATTCAATTGTTCACGTTTAAACACGAATGGTTCTGTTAATCCTTCTATTTCAGGCGCAGAAGCATTTGATAGAGAAGAAAATGGTTTTGTTGATTCTATGATGGATTGAATTACATCGGGTATATCTGTACTTTCAGGAAGAGGTAGTTGTTTACTATATAAATTCATATAGTCAGGAGTTGTTTCATTTGGTTCTGGGTATATTTCGTATTTATTAAGTAATTTTTGTTCTCCATGTAAAAACATAAATTTATATTGTAATACTCCCAAATCAAATAGTTCATTACAATGAATAAACAACGTTTCAATTACCCATAACATGTATTCAGGATGAATATTCATTTGTAATTTTAAATCTGTATTATCTTTTATTTCATCTGGTATATCTTTATATACTAGTATTTGTCCTAATACATTTCGCCTAACTTTTGGTGTTGGTATTGGATCAAAAGTAGCTCTAATGCCATATGATAATGCTAAACGTACATATTCTTGTTCTAATAAATATGCTAAAGATGTAGATATATACATATTATATAAATTCATTTCAACATTGTATATTAAACCATGATGTATATAAGTATAAGGTGTTAATGTATATTCAGGTTTATTTCGAAATGTAAAATTAAAATGAACTCTTGGAGAAGGAATTACAGGAACTGTATATAACATTTTAATGTTGTTACAAAAATAAGGATATGGTAAATTTGGATTGCTATCGGGATTTAAATGTACATTACATGAATATGGTTTAATTGCGGATGTAGTATTAGTTATATCATTGTCATCATTTGACCATAAACATTCCCTAATAGGAGCTTTACTTGCTGAAGGAATGATGTCAGATAAATCTTTTTGTATGGTATCAATTACGATAGGATTGAAAGTTATATCTGTATATTTTTTATCAGGAAGAATATCTTCTATATATAGTAATGGTTCTTGAATAGGATATGAACTACCTATAGGTAAACCAATTTCTGTCATATAATTATAAATTATTTTATTAAGATATAATAGACATTTGTATATAGTATGTCATCTACACCAGACACTAACACTCAATCAAAATTAAAGCACAATTAGAAAAAAAAGAAAAGGAAAAGAACAAACACAAAAAGAAAGAGTGAATCGAATTGATCGACTAGCTGAACGTAGAGAAACTGGACAAGTAAAAAGACGTCCAGAACACAATGGTGGAAAAACCCAGTAAACAAAAGTTGTTCGTAAAAATAAATCTAAAAAAATAAATCTAAAAAAAATAAATCCAAAAAATATAAATAATTTATAATTTAGTATACAATTCATCTAATTCATGTAACCACATTTGTTTTTCTGTACTATTTATCAGTATAGTTTTATCGGATGTTAATTTAGATAAATCACGTTCAATTTGTTCTACATGTTCACTAGAAACACTATCCATTGGCATTTTAATCAAATAAGAATAACTATCGTTTTGTTTTTCTAATTTTAATTGTTGTAAGAGATCATTTATTTCTGCTATTTTTTTATTTCTCAAATCAATTGTACCTTTTAGAACAAGACGAATATAATGTACACGATTTGATAATTCTTTTAATTTTTCATCCAATACTTGAATTAAATATACTTTACGTTTTGTATACATCTCTAATCGAACCATACTATAATCAGCTATGATGTCGTATACATTTGTATATTTTTTAAGCTGGTTTTTAGATGTATTCAAATGCATATTAGAAGTACTAATACTTGAAGTTAATTTCAAATCGGATTCTATATTTGTTGAAGGTTGAAGTAAAGTAACTACAATGTGTATATTTATATCAGTACTTTTATCTGTATAATCTTTAACTAACGTCCCAATCGATTCTTCTAAAAATTGTTTATACGTATCCGTCCACATACCAATAGGTAGTTCTGTAATCGTTACATGTAAATCTTTTACAGAATATACTCCTCGTATTAAATGTTTACCGTCGGTTTCTTCAATTGTCCCTTTAAACCCGCGATAATATGGAGTAAGCGATATAGACGAAGACCCTTGACCAATATATTCTCGTAAATAACGAATAATATCTTTGGGATTGTAACATGGAATTTTACTACTAAATCCAGTACCAATCCCATTACATCCATTGACTAAAATCATAGGAATAATAGGACAATAATAAGCAGGTTCAATCATAGTTCCATCATCATCTAAATACGTTAATACATCATCATCTTCTTTACGGAAAATGTATCGAGTACATGCGTGTAATTGTGTAAATATATAACGTTCACTAGCGTGATCTTTACCTCCTTGTAATCGTGTTCCAAATTGACCGTTTGGTTTGAATAAATTAATATTATTAGAACCAACATAATCTTGAGCCATGTTAATAATAGCACCGTTCAAGCTTGCTTCGCCATGATGATAAGATGATTTTTCAGAAACATATCCACTAAATTGAGCTACTTTAATTTCGTGTACAATAGGTTTCATCAATCCACAAAATAATATTTTACGTTGACTAATTTTAAATCCGTCTACTCCATTCGGTATAGACCGATCACAATCATATTTTGAAAATTTAATTACTTCTTTGTTGATAAGATCTGTAAAACTAATATGTAAAACATCTGTATTTAATGTTTGTGGAATATATTGTTCCAACCAATGTTTTCGATCATTAGCTCGTTTTTTATTGAAAATCATATCAAGTTGTTGATCACATTGTTCTGTATGTACAAAATGAACAATTTTCTTGTCTTTAAAATATTGTTTAAACTGAACAGAAGTACTTGTACCTAACCCTTTAAAATATTTTATATTCCATTTTTTTGGATCTTTTTCTTGTTGTTTCCATTCTAAATATTGTTCTTCATTGTAAAAATTTCTTTCTACTGTTCCTTTTGTTATTTTAATAATAGGTGTATTCATAAATCCAATGAATTCACCTAATTTTAACAATGACGGCCATAAACAACCAATTACATTGATACAGAGCGCTTTAATATGACTTCCATCTAAATCTTGATCTGTCATGAACAACACATGACCATATCGTAATTCATTCACTGTTTCTGTTGTATATTCTTTTCCAAATTTTAATCCTAAAATAGTCATCAATTCTTTGATTTCTTTGTTATTACTCACTGTTGTAATAGATTCATCCCGTACATTTAACAATTTACCACGCAAAGGATAAATGCCATATGTATTACGATCTTCTGAAGACAAACCTGATAAAATAGCCGATCTAGCTGAATCACCTTCGCATAATATAAGTGTAGTTTGTTTTGATTTAGAAGTACCCGCAAAATTCGCATCAATTAATTTTGGAATACCGGTAATTTTTCGTGTTTTACTTCCATCACTTTTTTTAGCAGCAACTAATTCTTTTGATTTTGTAATTGACAATACAATTTCCATAATTCCTACTTTTTTAGCAATGTCTTCTATACATTTTTCAGGTATTTCACAACTAGATCCAAAAGATGAACTAGGCGTGTTTAAATAATCTTTTGTTTGACTATCGAAACTTGGATTTTCAATAGAACATTGTATGAACAACATTAAATGTTCTTTGATAGTTGTCGATTTTACATCTACTTTCTTCTTATCTTTGATATATTGTATCAACTTTCTAATAATTTGATTCAATATATACTGGACGTGTGTACCGCCTTTGTTTGTATGAATACCATTAACATAAGATACTGCTGTAAACTCTTCATGTAAAGATTTACATACAATAATTTCCCATCGATCACATGAAAAATGAGACCGCGGAGTTTCTGTTTTAGATCCAACAAACAAATCTACATATTGAACTAGATTCTTTGTTTCTACCAATTTATCGTTATAACTGACTTTAACTGATTTATCTGTTACTGACGCAATATCATAAATACGTCGTTCCAGTAAAGATAACATTTGCGGATCCAGTCCTGATAATTTCAGTCGAGCATAATCAGGTTTAAATGTTATTTTGGTATACGATTTTTTCTTACAAGGTTTAATAACAGGTTCATGAATTGTTTTCAAATTGTTTTCAAAGGTTTGTGTATATATTAATTGTCTTTTTGAATCTACACATTCAACAGACGCATAAGTTGACCATATAAACACTAGTTTAACACCAAACCCATTTTTACCTCCGACAATACGCTTTTCATCTACATTAAAATTACGTGATGTTCTTAATGTAGCAAAAATAAGCTGAGGAATATATATTTTATGTTCAGGATGTAAAGCAACATCAATTCCTTCGCCATTATTCGTAACAGATATAGTATCTTTATCAATTGAAAATTGAATATGTGTAACTGGATTTTCACTAGTTTTAGTTCGAATACTGTGATCTGCCGCATTGACCGCAATTTCATCAAACAGTTTTAACAAAGCAGGATTATACTTGACATCTTCAAATTGAATTCGTCCATCTTTAAATACTAAATGATTTGTTTCTACATTTTCAACTGAACCAACATAAGTATCAGGGTTCAATAAAACATGTTCGTGTTCGTCGCGTTTAACGTACTGAAGAAGATCCATTATATAACTTTATTTTATTTGATTGATAATATCAATTTTTATTTGTTTTTCTTTGTCTTTGCTTTTGATTTTGTTTTTCTTTTTTCTTTTGCTTTTGTTTTTGATTTTGTTTTTCTTTTTGTTTGAAGAGGAACATAATTTAAAAACCAATTCTCATATTCTTTTGTATTTGGTTTTAATTCTAATCGTTTTTTCGTTTTTTCATCACGTATGTCTGATAATGACATTTGATTTCCATAACATTTATTACTAAAGCGTTTTAACAAGCCCGATTGTTTTAATCGGTTATGTTGTTGTACATTAAATAACATAGAAGATAAACATAAAAGACGATTAATATCATAATATTTGCGATCTGCGTACATGAATGCCATGTAAAAACTTAACAACGTATCAATAGTTGCTATTTTTACTTTATCCTTTCCAATTGTAATTTCATTATAACTATGACATGCGTTTGGTTTATAAATGAAAGCAACATATTCATTGTTAACTTGTATTGAATAATGTTCATTAATTAATTCACCAATTGGAGGATAAACATTGATAGTTACAGAAATATTTTCTTTCGCAAGTTCTTGTTTTACATTTTCATATGTTTTAATAGGATCATTTGACAATACATCGAAATCCGGATAATACTGTAATTTATAATTTTTCAAATATCTTGAATATAAAGCATTGGCATATCCACCAATAAAAACAAGATTTTCTTTAATAAAACATTCTTTTACAATAGTAAATATCTTTCTTTCATTATCGTTATTCACCATTTTACGTTGTATATCTACACAATTATGTAATTTCAATGGATAATATTTATTTAATAAACTTAAACGTTTGAGAATTTTTTCCCATCTAGATATATCACCTTTAGGTCTAGATAATTCCAAATACATGCTTTGTCGTAAAAAATTAGCAGGAGCATACAACAACCCTTGTTTATGTATTATATCTTTTAATAATGAATTGTAAATTTCAGGATGTAAAAAAGTAATGTCAGCAATACCATTGTTGTTTACAAACACTTTAAATGTTCCGTGATGTACTCCTGATTTAGCTTCTACATTTACAAATCCTTTTTTCACATAAATATTAGCTAATTCTTTTGCGTCTTCTAAAGCATGAACACTAAAAAAATCATAGTCAGGTAACTCATAATTATAGTTATAAAATCGATCATTTTTAGGTAATATATTATTAATCGCAGTTCCTCCGTATATAATTAATTTCTTTTTTTTAATAAAATCTTCTACTATTTTTATTATTTTTTGTGTTTCCGATGAATTAACTAATATTTTTCCTTCTTCTTTCTCAATTAAATCTATATTCATACGTAAAATAGATAATTCACATTCTTCAAATGTTAAATTAGGAGTACATGCCATAATATAAATAATTATTTTAATTGAATAACATAAGAATTATTTACTTTTTTACAAGAACCTATAATTTCAGGATTAATTTTATTTTTCTTGATATCTTCTGGATTGTAGACATGTTCATCATCAATAAAATAAATAATACCACGGTATTCTTCCGTCCATATTGTCTTTTTTTTAAAATCCGATTTTTGTTCCATATTTTGAGGAACACCTTTGGTATGTGTCCCACAAAACATACATCCTGATTTTTTACGACGTGTACATTGTTCTCCTTCATGTCCACTTCCTTTAGCGCACCTGGCTTCACATCTAGATTCAAATGGAATACAATTTTTAGATCGTTTTCGTTTAATAAAATCTGATTTTGTAAGATCAACGGGTTTATTGGTTTGAACCCATTGTATAACTTCATCCACTGTTATTTCATTCGTTTTAACACGATTTAATTCAGTTACTACTTTTTGTAGATATTGATTGTTTTGATTGCCGACTTTATCTAAGATACGTTTTTCCATTTTAATTCAATTCATTTGTTAAAATAATATCAATTTTAATTAAAACTATCATAAACAGATTGAATTTCTTCATATAAGTGTTGTTTTGTTTTTTTTTCAATCGGCATTTTCATTGATAGAGCAATAGTACGAAGATCATTTAATTTATAATGAGACAAAGCATACATAGGATGTAGTATATGATAATGATTTACATATACTTGATGATTCCACTCTATAACAGTATTATCTTCAACGACATGAGTTGGAGGAAATTCTCCTATATGATAACATATTGTTTCAGTAACAATCCATACATTACATCTTTTCCATTTACATAATCGTATCAATGTAGATAAAGATGTTTTATGTTGTTGAATATCATTAGAAATAGAATAAGGTGTATCATGAACAAGTTGTAATCTTCGAATTGGAACAATTTTCATAAAACAAGATGTATATACATCATTGGATGTATATGTATCAAAATTTACTTTATTTAAAACAAAAGGGGATGTTTTCATCTACTTATTTAAAAAATTTATCTTTAAGCTCATCCTTTTCTTGTTCAGTTTGATTAATTTGTGTCTCTTGTAAATTGACATAAGAAATATAATTATTTATTTTGGTAACCACTTCATTTGGTAAATTAGATAAATTAACAAAGATACCATTTTGGTTTTCATTGTAAGAAATTTGATGATCCAATAATATTCTTCCTATTTCAATTTGATAATTTTTGGGCATAAGTTCAATACGTTCTTTTATGTTATGTAAATCCATAATATATAGTAATCTAGTTTGTTTAATTTCTTTTACATTTAATACATTACTATTAAAAGAAATAATATAAACATATTCATTTATTTTAAAAATGGATCGAGTAGAACAAATGAAAAAAATCAAAATGAAGCATTAGAATTATTTACTAAAAGAATATAGATTATGGCGACGCATTCGCAAAATATGGAGTTATTGGAGTTTTAATGAGAATAGAAGATAAACTACAACGTTCTATGTCGATAACGAAAATGGTGTAAATTTAATCAAGGATGAGAGAATTAGAGATACTCTTATAGATTTACATAACTATTCCGCAATGGCGCTAATGTTATTAGATGAACAATAACAGATAAGTTCATTTTATAAATATATTAAAATTGATTAAAATAATATTATTTGTATATATCATAATGGATAAATTATTGGAAAAATATATTCAGGTCAAAAATACGGATTCAGTAAAACATGAATTCGAATTACGTTTTAAACATTATAACGAAAATTTATTACGAAGTGATTATAATAATGTAATTGAATGGTTAATGATGTGCGGGTTTAAAATAAAAGAAAAAATGTCTTTGTTTCGTATAAATGTAGGTAATAACATTCGTATAGAAATAGATGGAATTGAAAATATCAAAAAGTATTGTAATTTACAACAAGTTGAAATGAAATATGTTGAAAAACGAAAATTATTAGAACCTTATATCAATGAAAAATATAATGTACAATTTTCACTCAATTCAGAAACAACTATAACTTCTTCTGATATTACGTCAGATAACAATACTTTTCGATTTATGAAACGCATTCAATTACATCATCCTGATCATCCATCATTTGTAGTAGATTGTAGTATAGTAAAAATGTTACGCAATAGTTCTTCTAAATTAATGGGAGAAGTATTTAATATGCCGCCTATTTACGAAGTAGAAGCTGAATTTATTCATCCTTTATCATTAAAAGAATCTATGTCTGAAATACAATTTGTGATTACAAATGTATTGAAAGGTTTACAACGAACTAATTTTCCGGTCTCCTATACTTTATTGAAAAATGTAGAAAAAGAATACAAAGAATTATTTCCTGTCCAAGATAAATATTTTAATTTTATAGGACCCAATACAATCACTTTACAACATGAACATTTACCAATGTTAAATGAAGATAATTTTATGGTAACAGATAAAGCAGATGGCGAACGTAAATTATTGTTTATTACTAAAGAGATGAATTTATATTTAATTACAACATCAGGTAAAATAGAAAATATGAATTGTACTTTAAAACCTCAAAAAGGGATGCCTATTGGGCCTATTGTGTTAGACGGAGAACACGTAGTTAAAGACAAATATAACAGATTTCATAATACATTTTATGCTTTTGATATATATTATTTGAATACAGAACCTATGTCCGAAGAAAACAAAAAACAACTAAAAATTTCATCAAATGATATTCGAGAACAAGATTTACTTGTTCGTAGAGATTTACTTATTCGTATAATTAATTCCGTACTTCCTGGTCATGTTAATTTACAAGAAAATAAATATAACATTCAATATAAACAATTTTTACCCTTTTCAGGATCCAATTGTAAAACTTTATATGAAAATGAAACACCTTACCATAAAGATGGTCTTATTTTAACGCCTACTTTATATGGTGTTGGACTAACTTCTACCAATAAAGTAATATCGAACAAACGAATTACATGGGATTTAAATTTTAAATGGAAACCATCGGAAGAAAATACAATTGATTTTTATGTAGATATACAACCTGATTTAAAAACAACATTATCAGGTAAAAAATACAAAACAATTACTTTAAAATCTTCTTATAATTCATATCCTTCACGAGCACAAACTGATTATACGGCTTGTCCTTCTGTATCTGTATATCAAAATTTTGATATTGTTTCTAATGGAAAACAGAAAATCCCTTTTATTGGTGGACAACCATATGATGTAAACGCATCTGTTTGTAATTGTTTTACAAATGAAGAAGGTAATATATGTACTGAAAGTAGCTTGGTAGAAGTGATAGAACACGGATCTATTGTAGAATTTAAATATGATAAAGATAAAGAAGATAATTGGAAATGGGTACCTATACGTGTTCGGTGGGATAAAACAGACCCAAATGCGTATACAACTGCTGTTAAAAATTGGATAACAATACATAATCCTGTTACATTTAATATGTTAGTTTCTTCTGAAAAAACATCTGTTGAGTATTATACATTGAAAACAGACGTAGATAAAAAAGAATATAGAGCAATACGTGATTTTCATAATGATATCAAACGTATTATGTTAGAAAAAATTGCGAATAGTTATAGAAAAACGACTCATATGAATCCTTATTTGATTGATTTTGCGGTAGGTAAAGCAGGTGATTTACAAAAATGGGAAGATGCGAATTATTCATTTGTACTTGGCATTGATATTACAAGAGATAACTTACACAATACTGTAGATGGTGCTTTTACTCGTGTAGTTCAATCTAAAATGAAAAAACATAAAGCTAGATCTAAACATTTACCTGTTTTATTTGTAGAAGGCAACAGTAGTTTATTGATTAAAACAGGAGAAGCTTTGTATCATGACTATGAAAAAAAAATAGTTCATTATTTGTTTGGTATGGAAACAACGATTCCTCCTTTGATTTCTGAACAAGCCAATATACCTTATGGAATATGTAAAAAAGGATTTGATGTAGGCAGTATTCAATTTGCTCTACATTATATGTTTGAATCCGAACAATCTCTGTATAAATTTATATACAATTTAGTGGATTGTATTAAAATAGGCGGGTATTTTTGCGCAACTTGTTTTGACGGCGATAGTATATTTGAATTGTTAAGTAAATATGATAAAAATCAAATTATTTCTACTTATTATGATGAAACGGGTAGATTTAAATTATTTGATAAAGAAAAGGAAGCTCCGTTCGCCAGTATTCAAAAATTATACGAGAAAAAGGTAGTGAATACATCTACTTTTGTACAATTGCCTATTGGTATAAAACAACAAACATTAAACAAAGATAAATTTTTAGTTGAATATTTAGTATTTGCTAATTATTTTATTGGAATTATGAAACAACATGGATTTCATTTAGTTACACATTTACCTGAATTTCCGGGTGGGACAGGCCTGTTTAGTAATATAGATAGTAAATACAAAGATATGTCAAAAGAACCCAATCAAGAATCAATATCTTATTTAAATCGATATTATATCTTTCAAAAAAAAGAACAGGTCGTGTTTCGTTCTGTTAAATTATACGATATTGAGAAAAAGGAATATATAAAAGTTGTTGTAAATTAAGTTAAACATACGAAATTATAACAATATATGATCTATACTTTACCTCAAGTAAATATAAACAATGTAAATGAATTTGTTCCTTTTATAATATACAATAATTCATTAGATTATTATATCAATACTATTCCTCCTACAACTACTTATTTAGATTTGTCTACGATAACAAAATATACACCTATCCATTCTAATTTTTTTGTCATGTTAGAATTATTACAAACTCATAATATAGAACCATCTGAACTTATTACTTTAGGAAGTAATTCATGTAAAGAAGCAATGGAATGGCTTACATCTCATAAATCGTTACAACTAAAAGCTACACCATTAATAGTTGCTGATATAGATGATTTTAAAGAAGAAGTGAGATTTGCTTTACAACACCAAACTGTAGGTGGTAGTTGTTTTCTTAAAGTAACAGATACAAATTCTTATTCAAATATACAATATATATATTATTTATGTGGTTGTTATAAAAATGTTCAATTATGTAAACCCAAATCAATTAGCAACACAAGTTTAGAAAAATATATTATATGTTCTGATTTTAAAGAAAAAATAAATATTGATGAAAACATAAATATACCTTATTATTTTATAACTAAAATAAATGAACTAAATTCGATTTATAGTCAGGTTTATTTTAATCAATTCTATTATAATCATGATACTTCTGACCAATTAATTCAATGGTCTTCCACTTTTTTTAATTAATTTAGGAAAAATATAATACTATACTATGGATTACAAAGTTATCGCAAGTGTTATGAACATGCTTATTTTCGTTATTATGGCATCTGGACCTGTTTATAAGCAAGTTAAAAAACTCGGCGTTAAAGATGATGAAACATCGTTGATTGTTCGATCTGTTTTAGTAGGCGTACTCACTTATGTTAGTATGAATGTTATGTAAAAAACTACTTAAAGAAATTCAACTATATGAATATATACCTAATCCGGTAAGAATCACATTAAGGAAATTCAGTGATTGAAGGTTCGACTCCTTCATTAGGTAATATCTCGTGATAGCTCAGTTGGTAGAGCGACGGACTGTAAATCCGCAGGTCAAGGGTTCGACTCCCTTTCGCGAGAATAATATAAATAAGTAATATGGATTCTGCCACGATTACTTATTTAATCAATTCACGACGTATGATAACACCAACACCCAAAGTAGAGATTAATTATATTGATCATAAAGAACGTATTTTGGAATTAACTGCCTCTTTATTTGATTCCAAAGAAGAATTATTACAAGAATCATTTCATACTTATGTCATGGAATGTATGCGATTTATAAAATATAAAGAAAGAGAAACAGAACTAGTGAAAGAAAGAGAACAAAAAGAAAAAGAAAAAGAAAAAGGAAAAATTAACCCTATTCAAGGGGATCAATACATGTTTGCTCCTAAACAAATAGATGTTCTTTTACAAAAAGCGAAAAAAAAACCAAAAAATATATTTTTAATACATGATAAAACCTGAAATTTGTTCGCCTTCTTATAAAAATAAAAATACGTTTACATGTTATACTAAAAAACAGTTGCGTACAATGAAAAAAAAGTATAATCATAATCACACTAAAAAAATTAAAACAAACCAACCAAATGCTATTTGGAAAGAATTAAATCAAAACATAACTACTTGTAAAAAAGAATCTTGTTGGGCAAAACAATTAAAAATGCCAGTAGATAATTTTGCTCCTTACAGTCCAAAATCTTGGAAAACAAATGAAAATGAATGGTTATCTAGTGTAGATATTACAGCTGTTCTTGAACAATATGAAAAAGCTTATCCTGAATTTAAATATATTGGACCATCCCCTTCAGATTACTTTTTTAAAGAATACGGACAATGCGTATGGCCTGAATTATGTGAATTTAATGTAAACACTACAAAACACAAATACATAGGCATCGTGTTTAATTTAGATACACATGATGGTCCTGGAACACATTGGGTTTCTTTGTTTATAGATATTCACAAACAAAAAATATATTATTTTGATTCTACAGGAGAAAAAATTCATAAAAATATTCAAAAATTAGTAGAACAAATACAAAATCAAAATTCTAAATTTACATTAATTGAAAACCATCCGGTTGAACATCAATATGGTAATACAGAATGTGGCATGTATACATTATTTTTTATTATTACCATGTTAGAAACACATAATTACAGTTATTTTAAAAATAAATCTATTCGATTTCCAGATAAAAAAATACAAAAATTACGTAAAAAATATTTTAATTCCTATTAAACGTAATTAGTCAACACATATATGAATACATTAGAAAATAAACGTATGTTGTGGGACATTATATGTGAAATGAATATATTACGTCCTGGTTTAGATAAACAAGAAGTATTGCGTTTATTTGAAGATCATGTTACAGAAGTGGATAAACGTAAAGAAACCGTTATTGAAAAAAATAAATTATTTTTAAAATTATTTGTTCCTATTGTTAATAATTTACAAAGTTTAGATACATTAACTTCTAGTCGTGAAACATTTCTTGAAGAACGTATAGAAAATATACAACAACAACCATCAGATGTGCCATTACATAATATTTTTGATCCGATTGATATACATCATGAATTAGTCGCAATTAAACAATTACTTCACATTATTTTAGAAAAATTAAATTAAGTTTATTATAAATAATTAATACATTTAAATAGTTGGCGTTATTATTTAAATGAAGATATTATGGATATTTATTAATTTTATTATTCCGGCATGTATTTCCTTAGATACACCAAAATTATGTATTCATTGTAAACATTTTACAAAAACCTTTTTAGATAAAAATGAATTTGGAAAATGTGTATTGTTCCCAAAAAAAATAGAAGATAGTAATTATTTTGTAACTGGAAAAATAGAAAAATACAAACCAAGTTATTATTATTGTTCTTCAGCAAGATCAAGTACAACTATGTGTGGACCCAAAGGCTCTTTCTATGAACAAAATTAATTATACTCTCTGGTAATTTACCACAAACAATACAATAAAATTGATTTAAATTAATATTTTACAATGAAATATAAAAAATGAAAATATATTTTTACACGTTATTATTTTTTATATTTTCACAAATATCTACACCTATTCAACATACACAATATAAACCAAAATTATGTACAACTCCCCAACGTACACCAAAATTATGTATTCATTGTAAATTTTATATTAACCCAATTTTTAATAGAAATGAATTTGGGAAATGTTCATTATTTAAAATAAAAAAAGATATGCATACAGATTTTATTGTTAAAAAAGAAAATATTACTGAATATAATTATTGTTCTATAACAAGAAAATATGATCATTTATGTGGTGAAGAAGGTAAATATTATAAATCTAACCATTAATTTTATTCTTCATGACAACACGTATAAATAAATTGAATTATAAATATTTATTTATTTTTTTTAAACATGGAACTTCTTCCTTGGATTAATCCAAATTTATTGAATTCATCACAATTACAATTAAATCCAAATGCGATAGATTATATAGTTAAACATAACATTCCATTGGACTATGATTTACTTTCTACTAATAAAAATGCTTCTTCTTTATTAGAAAATTGTAATATAAGTAACTTAAATTTTTATTATATAGTATGTAATAAAAATGTAAACATATTCTTTATTCAAAAATTAAAAATCCATAATGATAAAAAAATATTTTTACCATTTACACCTTGTCATTATAATGATTATACAAATGAATTGTTATGGGAGCGAGAGGATATTTTAAAAATTGTATCTAAATTTGAATATAATTTATTAGGTTTATGTAAAAATTTAAATATTCAATTATTAAAAATAGTTCAAGAACATATACATTCATTAACATCTGAACACTGGTATTATTTATCTATGAACCCATCTGCTGTTCCTATTTTAAAACAACATATAAATAAAATAGATTGGTGGTCATTATGTTCTAATCCATGTGAAGAAGCCATACAATTACTAGAGACTAGTCTAGAAAAAATTAACTGGCATAGATTATCTGTTAATTATTATGCCGTTGATTTGTTAATACGTAATTCGAATAGAATAGATTGGTATAATTTTTCAAAAAATACAAACCCAAAAGCAATTGAATTTATGAAATTACATATAGATAAAATATGTTGGACTACATTGTCAAGTAATCCATCTGCTATTTCTATTTTAAAAAATTATCTAGATAAAATAGATTGGATTAATTTATCAGGAAATCCATCTGCTATAGATCTATTACAACAAAATCAAGATAAAATTTGCTGGATAAGAGTTTCGAGAAATCCTTCTATTTTTCAATATAATTATTTAAAAATGACCTTAGAACGAAGTAACAAAATTCGAGGAGAATTATTACAAGTCTCTTTACATCCTTCGAGAATATCGTACTGGTTAACAAATGGAATGACTATTCATGATTTATAAATTGAATTATATTTATTTGTTTATTTTTTTTAAATATGGAACTTCTTCCTTGGATTAATCCTTTATTACTAATCAAACGTTATTTAAATTGTAATCCAAATGCGATTGATTATTTGATAGATAATAAAATTACATTGGACTATGATATGTTAGCGTCTAATCCAGGAGCTTATTCTTTATTAAGTAAACGTACATTTTCATCTATTGATTATAATTATTTAATAACCAATCCACATCCATCTGTGTATCGTATTATTAATGAAATACATTCACATAAATCAAATGTATGGTTATACCAGTACAGTGACTATTGCGAATCATTAAGTCGACGATATGATGTATTAAAAATTTTATCGAAAGATGAATTAAATTTATATGGTATATGTCGAAATAGAAATCCAATCGTATTAAATTATATATTAGAACATATAGATGTATTAACTTTACAACATTGGACTATATTATCTTCGAATCCAACTGCTATCGATATTTTATTAGACAACATAGACAAAATTGATTGGTATATATTAGCTATTAATCCTTGTGAAAAAGCAATAGAATTATTAACTATTTATAAACATAAAATTGATTGGTCTAATTTATCTTCTAATTATTATGCTGTTGATTTATTATTAGAAAATCCTGACAAAATAGATTGGGAAGAATTTTCATTTAATAGAAATCCCAAAGCAATACAATATATGAAATTACACCCAAATAAACTAAATTGGTATTATATATCAGGAAATCCAGCTGCTATTGAAATATTAGAAGAAAACCAACATAAAATTTGTTGGACACAATTCTCTACAAACCCTTCTATTTTTCAATATAATTATCAACCCATGGCAATAGAACGAACCAATCAAATTCGAGAAGAATTGTTACAAGTCGTTTTACACCCTTCACGAATATCATACTGGTTAGCAAATGGAATGAGTATATCTGATCTATAATAATAAAAATTGAAAAGAAACAAAATATTTTTTTAATTAAAATGGCTTCCGTTTCTATTCAATATCCGAATGATACATTCTACAAATCTTTACATACTATTAATACATTGACATCTCATGTTCAGCAACTAAAGTGTCAAATTCCACCGGCTTCAGAACCTATTACTGTGTTAGCAAAAACAATAACTGGATTAATTTTAACTGTTTCCATTAATCCTAAGGATACAGTTTTAAAATTAAAACAACAAATTTTTATAAAAGAAGGTGTGTTTTTAGACCAACAACGTATTATCTTTAATGGAAAACAATTAGATGAAAATAAAACAATTGAATCTTATAATATAGGAGACAAAGATATTGTTCATTTAATTTTGCGATTGCGGGGAGGAATGTTTCATGAAACATCTTCTCGAAAAGATTTTGTATCTATTACATTTACGCAGTTATTTGATGCCAGTATAACTATGATTTATCAACTACGGAAATCAGTTGAACATCCTGAAATAAAACTAATTATAGAAGAATTATATATAAAATTAAAGAATTCAACTACCGAAGGAGAAATGACGAAAATCCATGAACTTATCCAAAATATCTATATTTCTTAATTTAAAGTTAAAAATATATAGTTATTATACAATGTCCGATACGTATACGATGTTTCCTATTCAGAATCAATCTATTTGGAACATGTACAAAAAACAAATTGATTGCTTTTGGAGAGTTGAAGAAGTAGATTTATCAGCAGACATTGAATCATGGAACAATTTAACTACAGAAGAACGTCACTATATTTCTATGATTTTAGCTTTTTTTGCGTCAAGTGACGGTATTGTTCTTGAAAATTTAGCTTCCCGATTTATGATGGATGTTTCTTTATCAGAAGCAAGAGCTTTTTATGGATTTCAAATTGCTATGGAAAATATTCATTCTGAAATGTATAGTTTGTTAATTGATACTTATATTAAAGATCCTGATTATAAATTGTCGTTATTTCATGCGATGGAAAATTTTCCATGTATTCAAAAGAAAACAGATTGGGCATTAAAATGGATTCATAATAAAGATTCATTTGCGATTCGATTAGTTGCTTTTGCTTGTATTGAAGGTATATTTTTTTCAGGTGCTTTTTGTAGTATTTATTGGTTAAAATCAAGAGGTATTATGCCAGGACTTACATTTAGTAACGAATTAATAAGCAGAGATGAATCTTTACATACAGAATTTGCTATTTTACTTTATAAATTACAAACACCATTATCTTCTGATATATTTATGACTATTATAAAAGAAGCTGTAGAAATTGAAAAAGAATTTATTAATGATGCTTTACAATGTAGATTAATAGGTATGAATGCTAAATCAATGGGAACCTATATAGAATTTGTAGCCGATCGTCTTTGTTTACAAATGGGATTTTCTCCTATTTATAATTCAAACAACCCATTTTCATTTATGGAATTAATTTCATTAGAAGGAAAAACAAATTTTTTTGAAAAAAGAGTAGGTGAATATTCTTTAGCTGATGTATCCAAAACAACAGATACTATGTTTACAAGTGATTTTTAAAATATTTTATAAGTATAGTTAAAATACTATAATAAAAATATTATTATAGTATATGACTTCTACTATACAATATCCTGATTATAACTTTGAATTGGCAGATAATTCTAATAACAAAACTAGATTACAACATAATTTAAATACAGGATTAGGTTTATCTATTTCACATGCTTTTATTGATTCTTCAAATTGTGTTTCTAATTTATATTCTAATAGTCTTCAGATTACTTCTACTCAAAATAATAATGAGGATTACAATGAATTTGGATCTAGTTCTTTACACAGAAATACAAATACAGTAGGAGAAATAAAAGATGTATCTATCAATACTAGTGGAATCTTGTTTACCAATAATCAGAATGGAAATGACATATCTACATCTTATTTGCCTATAGAAATAAATACAAACCAAAGTTTTACAATATCATCACCTGCTCTTGACATAACAGGACAAACAGAGTTTACTTTACCGCCTCATATACCTTTTCCTCATTTAGGTAATGATGCTGCTTCCAAAGGATATGTAGATAGTCTGGTAGGGCAATATGCGGGTGGGTTTAATTTATTTATGAATTATAGTCAGATAGATCCAACATATCCAACTTTTAAACTATTAACACCAACAATTAGTTCATCGGCAGGAGAAACAATAACAAACATTATAACAAATGGAACGCAAGAAATTGCTAGATTTATTACAGAACCATTAAATCTTACAGAAATACCAGTTGGATTATGGGATGCTTTTGTATATGGAGCAGTAAATGGAACTACTGGAAATGTTTATTATTCTTTTCAGTTATGGAAAAAAACAGCAGCAGGAATAGACGTATTAATAGGAACAAGTGGTATTAGTCCGGATGTGAATTCTTCCCCAAACAACAATCCAACTTCTTATTCTATGATCTTAACTATTGCTTCTCCTTATATATTAGAACTAACAGATAGTTTGTATGTAATATTAAATGTAACTAAAAGTGGAACCAATGAAACATCTTTAACTACTTATTTTGAAGGCAATTATTATTCGTTTATACAAACATCTCTTAATGCGGGAACGACATTACTTACAAGTAACAATAACTGGACTGGAATAAATAATTTTGAATTACCTTTAACCACTCCAACAAATCCTACACCAGCAAATACTGCTATTATCAATTACGGTGATATATCAACATTAATAACAAATGCTCCCGCTAAATGGGCCGGAACTGCTACAAGTAATTTAGATATGACAGGATACAATATTATAAGTAATTCTACTTTAAGCATAGGTACAATTGACCAAATAACTTCTTTGCCCGGCAATGTGAATGTTCCTACAAAATTATCAGTATCAAGTGGAACAAATGAAATATTAATATTTGGAGGAATTGATAGTAATACTTTCGACAATACAACAGATAATAATATACAAACTCGTTTAGGTGATACTGAAAGAAACCAAATATATAATGCTATTATATCTTCAACATCAAGTGGATCAGGTGCTATTATTTTACCATTTGTAAAACCAGGTTATTATGTATATATATTAAATAGAAGTACTTTTACTTGGACTATTTCTTGTCAAACTGGCGAGTTCATAATACAAGGAACATCAGGACAAAGTATTACAAATGATTCTTCTGTTCCTATTAGAACAAATCAAACTATAGGATTTTGTCAAATAGACGACGGAATATTGGGAAAAGCTAATGCTATGGTAAATGAAGTTATACAAGGAACTTCTGCCTCATTTCCAAACGTAATAACTGATGGAATAGATACGGAGATTTCATCAAACACATTAAATGTAGGAACTTCAATATCAAACGGAGTAAATATTGGTAAAACAGAAACAAATACAAGTTTATATGGACGAGTAAGATTAGGGACAAATGCTGGGACAGTTGGTCAAATTTTGACAAGTCAGGGAGGAGAAGTAGATACAATATGGCAATCCCCTTATATATCTTCTACAGGTGTATCAAGTGGAGGTATTACAAACTGTGCTAACATAGATGCTACTGGAGAATTAACACTAGGTACAAATACTTCTACAACAGGAACAACAATAGGTCGTAGTAGCCAAATTACTGATATACAAGGTAATTTACAAATAGCAGGAATTTCAGGTACAGCAGGACAAGTGTTAACAAGTGATGGTACGACATCATCTTTTGTAAGTCCATATATATCTTCTACAGGTGTATCAAGTGGAGATTTAAATATGAATAATAATGACATAACAAATGCTGGAACAGTTTCTGTTACATCTTTATCTTCCACTTCTATAA